ATATCAAAGTACACCAGATAATGCTGTGTACGATATTATTTTCTGTATTTTAGCCGTAACAATTCTATTATTAATAGATATTGCATTACGGTTTGTTATTGAACTTGTTGAATACAACAAGGCAGTTGGTAAAGAATGTACCGCATGGAATATGTTTAAAGCGTTATTCCTTGGCTGGGGAACTGTTACTCTCTCGAATGGGACAAAGAAAAGATTTTTGGTTAGTAAAGCATTCCGTAAATCTTTATTTTCTAAGGTATCTTTTGAATATCCTATTTTCTTCACTCTAGCAGCTACAGCATGGTCATTACCTGATGTTCCTGTTATGGGATTTAGAATAGATGCACTTTTATCAATGCTATTTATGTTAGCACCGATGTTATGTGAGATTGTATCTATTATCGAAAAATTAAATGAATTAGACGCAGAAGCCTTTAAATGGTTTAAAGAGTTACGTGAATTTGTCAAGGAAACCAAAGAGGTGATAAAAAATTGAAGCGTTTATTTGAAATGCTAATGTTTGAAAATGGCGGACTTTCACTCACTAGAACAATTTCCGTATTGTTCGTATTGTTATTTATTGGAGTTACGATTTACTTAGTATTCTTTGATTTTAGATGGGACCATTATGAAACACTTGCTACTATGGCGGCAGGTGGTGGTCCTATGACTCAAGTAGCCAATAAATACATTAACTCTAAATATAATTCTGAGGTAGGAAGCTACAAAGAAAGGTCTGGTGCTGAGTAGTGGCAAAGTTTAAATCTACAGTTCCAGTATATGATATTACCGTCAATCAAGGTGATGATTTTTCCTTGCAGATGGTTGTTAGCGATGGGCAAAACAAACCCATTGACATTACTGGATATCAGTTTGTTTGTAAAGTAAGAGAAACAGCTGAAAACCAAGATGTAATTGCCGAAGCTGAATGTGTCATTCGTGATGCAGTAAAAGGAGTGTTAGACATTAACTTCTCCTCTGAAGTTACCAGTCAGATTGACACAGATGGTGATTATTACGGAGAAACAAACTCTTACTATTATGATGTTCAGCAAATTAACACAAACGGTCGCAAGGAACGTATTGTGCAGGGCAAGTTTATTGTAAGTCCTGGTATTTCTTTCCACTAGGAGGTATAAATGGCTGACAAAATTATTAAAATTATCCAAGCCACTTCTCCTAGTATTACGATTAATCACAATCGAGATGGGAAAGATGGCAAAAATGGTAGAAATGGTAAAGACTTTAAGTTTGAAGACTTTACTCCAGAACAATTAGAAAGATTAAAAGGACCTAAGGGAGACAAAGGTGATACTGGAGAAAGAGGACCTAAAGGTGAAACAGGTCCTCAAGGTCCAATCGGTCCTGTAGGTCCAGCAGGTCCTAAAGGCGATATTGGTCCACAAGGTCTAACTGGACCGACTGGTCCCGCAGGTCCTATTGGTCCTAAAGGCGACAATGGCGAACGTGGTGAAGCAGGTCCTAAAGGTGAACGTGGTGATGTTGGTCCTATTGGTCCTCAAGGTTTACAAGGTATTCAAGGTATACGTGGGGAAATGGGTCCACAAGGTCCTCGTGGTATTCAAGGGGAACGTGGTCCTATAGGTCCTATCGGTCCTACTGGCTTACAAGGTCCAAGAGGTGAACGAGGAGAGCCTTTTAAAATCAGCTCTATTCAACCATCTGTAACCGCAGTACATAACAACGCTTCCACATTCTCTGAATACAGCTTAGTTATGGTTCGTTCTAATGATGCTGATAACGGTAAAGTATTCGTTAAAAATGGCGGAGTAATGGAATACCTCATTACTATGTCTGGCGTTAAGGGTGATAAAGGCGATATTGGTCCACAGGGTCCAATAGGTCCAACAGGACCACAAGGTCCTAGAGGTGTAGACGGTCCACAGGGGTTGCAAGGTAATGTAGGACCACAAGGACCACAAGGTAACATCGGACCTAAAGGTGAAACTGGAGAAAGAGGACCAAAAGGTGATATAGGTCCCGTAGGTCCTAAAGGAGATAAAGGTGATAATGGTACACAACCAGAATTAACATTTACACTTGCTGAAAATGGTGATTTGTTTGTAGATATCGCTTATTCTAATCTTGCACCTAGTAATGCTGTTGCACCTAATGCTGTAAATACAAGTGCAGTTAAAATATACGATGTTTTGTGGGGTGTCGCACAAGCAGGAGCGGCAGGAAATGGTCGTGGTTATCTTGAATTTAATCCTGCTACAGGATTTGGTAAATTGCATTTAGATATGAAAGTAACTGGTAATGGTTCTGGTAATGGTGGCGTATTATGTACATTGCCTGCTAATTCCCCTGTTCCTAAACGGTTATTAGAAGTATCTATTGATGCCAATAATAATAGCGTTTATGTTGAACCTAACTCTCGTAATATCAAAGGTTGGGGCGTTGCAGGTGCTAACAAACGCTACATTTTAGATATTGTTGGCTTCTGGGAAGGAGGTCAGTAATGCCAAGAGTTAAATTAGGTAATATTAAAGGTCCTAAGGGCGATGTTGGTAAAAGTGCTTATCAATCTTGGTTAGAGCTTGGTAATACAGGCACAGAAGCTGACTTCATTAAAAGTCTTAAAGGTTCTGCACCGACATTGTTTAAGAGTGCAGATAACATTGTTAAGGTATTAGAAATTCCTTTAGATAGTGGTGTAAACCAATGTCAAGGCTTTACATATAGCGAAGAAGCGAATGCTTTCTATATTGCTTGTGTCAATAATGATAATACCAAACAAGTGTTCTATAAATACAACGCTGACTTCTCTACTTTAATGTCAAAGCAAACATTTACAGATAAAAATAGATTAGGTCATTGTAATACATTGTGTGCTTACAAAGGTAAAATCTATGTAACTAATGGTGCTGTAAATCCTAACCAAGTGGCTGTTATGACTACTGATATGGCTATCGAAAGTACTGTAAACTTCCCTAATAAGGTGTTTAACCTAGCTTACGATAAAACGGCGAATAAGTTTGTTTCTATCCTGTATACTGGCACTACTAAGCAACGAACAGTTCAGTATTATAATGAAAATAGAGCGTTGGAAAACACTGCAACAATTCCAATTATCTCTACTAGCCAAGATACAAACGGTGCGTTATATAACGGTAAGAGTGTCGTATTCTCTGTCGGTGGCTACATTATCGAAAACTTAGAAGATAGTGTTACTAATACAGAAGTAACATCTGCACTTGAAGTTGAAGATTTTGCTATTGCTAATGGAGAAGTGTATTTTACAGCTAATAACAATGGCAAGGTCGAAGTATATAAACACAGTGCTAATACTAAGTATTTCAATAACATTAACTATATTCCGCCAAGTATTCCGCCATTAGAGAATAATGTTCCACTAACAGGCAAAGATACATCTGGTACGGAATGGAGTTTGATTAAACTTTCCAGAGGTAATGGTGTTGAAGTTGGTCACAAAGATAAACCTTTGGCATTATCTGCATCTCGTATCACTTGGTGGGACGGTTCAACTTCTCGCTCTGCTTTAACAACAAAAGATTTTGAAACAGCTTCTAAGGTTCTTTATACAAAAAGAGAAATAGATGATACATTCGTATCTAAAGCTAAATATGAAGCTGATTTAACAGCCCTTAAAACGGCTCTTGATAAATTAAACCAATAGGAGGTTTCTATGGACATTCAATCTGTAATTGTGAGTATTGACGAACTTAACAAAACAAAAACTGCGATTGCAAATGCAATCCGCACCAAAGGCGTTTCTTCTGTGGGTAGATTCTCTCTATTCCCAGATGAAATCAAATCAATTCAAGGTGGTAGCACTGGTGCCGCTTATAAACGTATTATAGATAATATATCTCAATATAATATTGTTAAAAAGGGCAATAATAATGAGCTCACGGCTATTGGTAGTGTTAGTGAGACATTTGAAGATGTTAAAACCAACAATGTAACAATTTATTCTGTATATGGTATTGAAAATATCAAAATCGAAGATGGTGCATATAAAAACAGAATTAAGCAACAATCTAAATCAGGCTATTATAATTTAAAGTTAGGTGATTACAATTGCGGGGGCATCAACTATAATACACTTACACTTAGCATATCACCAATTGCATCTAGTAATGTAAACGGTACGGTTTCTATTAAATATACGACAGCAGGCACAGAACACACAGTAACAATGCCAATTAAAGACAATCCTATTGTACAACATCATGATGATATTTACTGGTTAATGCAGTATAAATTTGACCCTGCAACAGAAAGAAAAGATTTGAAACAGTTTACAAATATGAAAGACGCTGAAGAAGGGTACGCTATATTCGATGGTGGTACAAGTTCTTTAATGTGGTCTGAAACTCGCCCAGCAATCTTCGATACGCTTAATAACTTAAATGGAGGACAGGGTATTGATGCATTATTAGTATTGAGAGAAAATAATCAGTTGCTTGAGTCGATACCTGTAAAATTGGTTAAATCCATCCAAACTAAACGTATACCTATTGCTCCAAATGAGAATGCGGCAGTTTTAGAAGTAGAAAATGACAAATTGGTGTTCCATTACTCTGATACTGACACTAGATTAAACGCTAAATGCATTGTTGCAACTAAAGAGTGGACTACAACTACAGATGCTTCTATTCTCGACAAAGTTAAAAAACTCAACGACGTAACATATGGTTTGGTAGGTATTGCGGTGAGCGAAAATGGTCGCCCTGTTTCATATGAGGACGCTCAAGCGGCAGGTATGTTATAATGGCTCAAAAACGTGGCAAAACCAAAAAAATTGTTACCGTTAAATTAGATGATTTAACTGGTGGCATGAATATTGCCAAGTCTCCTGAGTTTATCAAAGATAATGAAGTTGTTCGCCTAGAAAACATGGAATTCGATGTAGTAGGTAGTAAATTAAGAACACGGAGGGGTTTAAGTACCCCTCTAGCTTCTTTCAATTCTCCTGTGACACATGTATACAATGATTACGAAATGAATGATTTCTTTATATTTCTTAAAAACAAAGAAGTATACAGATATGAATTTGGTAAACAGCCAGTATTAATTGGTAAAATTAATGGAGATGCGGAACGCCCTTCTTGTTGTAAATGGAAAGGTTCTTTACTTATTGCAAGTGGCTCTAAGTTACAAGAATATAATTATCAAACACTTAAAACAATTGACGGTAGTCCTAATTGCGATATTGTATTTACACGTTCGTCTCGTGTCGTTGTAGCTAAAACTGGCTCCGATTTATTAATATATTCAGCTATTGGCGATGTAAACAGTTGGAATGAAAATAGCAATGATGCTTCTGCACGAAAAGATGTTAATATTGGTTATGGTGACGGTGGGGATATTATTGCTATAGCTGAATTAGCTTCTGATGTATTGGTATTCAAAAGTAATGGCTATATTTACGACGTTCAAAACGAACCAGAAGAATGGTCAATTACATTGCTTGCTAATAATTCTGATGTAGTAAGTAGACATGCTTGCGATAATATCAATACTGATATTGTATTCGTTTCTACTCGTGGTCTAAAATCTGTTAAAAGTTCTCAAGTATATGCAAACTTTAATGTTATGGATATTGGCGATAACATCAACCCAGAACTTAAAAATAATGTTACCAAACCATTTATTTCTGATTTGCGTAGAACAAAACAGATGGTAGTAAGCGGTTCGTGTGGTCGTGAAATGTTTGTATATCATTACTGGACTGGTGGGTATACTAAATGGATTTTTCCTTATAATGTTACATCAATTTGTGAAAACCAATATCATGTATTGGTAGCCATGAACACAGACGACACTCATGGTGCAATTTACGAATTTGATTTTAAATATACAACAGACAATGGATATTCCATTCATCAACTTATTCAATCTAAGGAAATGAGAGATACTCATAACCTTAATGCTTATAGAACGTATATTGATATTCAATCTGAAGAGAATGACGGTCGTGGGTATATTTACATTAACGATGTACAATTAACTCATAAATGGACTGTTAAAGAATTACAAGGGGAATTTAAGACGCAAATTCTCGCTCCTATCTTGAAATTCCATTTTGAAACTGATGACCCAATCATCTTTAAGTATATTTCTTTCGATATTGTAGTTGAGAGAGAGTCGATGGTAAGTGCCTCCGCAGATACTAAAGGTGGACAAAATAGGAGAAAACGTAGAAAGGGTAGAAGCCAAAATGATTTTCTGAAAGGAGCTCATAAAAATGGCGGTAGCCCTTACAGCTAATATACAAAAACATATTGATGAATATGAAAGGCGTGTAGGTAGACATTACCTAGACGACTGGGATTATGAGCTACACCCAATGGTATGGTTAAGAGAGGATGGCTCTTTCTTAACATTTGGTATTATAGGCGATACATTAGAAATAGATATTGGGTGTGGAGTCCCAATAATTGAAGGATTTAAAGGCATTCATAGCATGGCTAAAAAATTAGGATTAAAACGAATAGCTTCTTATACTGACAGTCGCAACCCTAAAGCATATGCAAGATTAGCCAAATGTTCTTATGAAGAACGCACAAATGAAAATGGCACTTATTACTATTTCACGAAGGAGGTTTAGATGGGTAAGTCTAAAACCACTATTCATGAGCGACAACTAACACCAGAAGAACGCCATCTAATAGCGTTACAAGGGAGATACCTAGACTCTATTCAACCTAGTATTGATGCGTTAGTAAATTATGGTACAAATCAAATTGGTAATATTGTTACACCTGATTGGCAAAAATTATATAATGACCAAACAGCCGAAATGCAACAAATTAAGAATGAGTTTACTCCTCTTAGCCAAGGTATTTTACCAGATGTATTTGCTAACGCTAAACAAAACTACTTCAATCGTATGTATGAAAATACAATGGGTAAGAATTTAGCATCTCTAGCTCAACGTGGTGTTATTGATAGCTCCAGATTTAATACAACTACAAATGACGTGCAAAAGAACTTTGCATCACAAATGTCTCAGGATTATGATAATAACTTGAAAACAGCAGCTGGTCTCATGGACCAACGTATGAGATACGCATCTACACCTATTGAATACGCACAAAAAGCACACCAAGCATCGTTCGCTCCTGTTCAAAATTCCTTAGCCTTAGCACAAGGTCAAAACCAAGCTACTAACCAAGCATTACAAACGCAAGGTCAGTTAAATAATGGTAGAACATTTGCAACACAATCTTCTAGCGGTGGCTTCTTGGGTGGTGCATTATCCTTAGCTGGTTCAATCATTGCATGCTTCCCTCGTTATGTATTGGTTACAATGGCTGACGGAACAGAGAAACCAATTGTTGAAGTACAAGAGGGCGATAAAGTTAAAACACGCAATGGTGAAGCAACTGTAACAGAAAACAGAAACATGGGTATTCAACCTATCTTCTTGCTCGTTACAGCTAATCATAAACTTCGCACAACTGATACAGAGGTATTTCAAACGAAGAATGGTCGCAAGGCTTTATCTGAAATTACAAGTAAAGATAGAGTAGAGACGGCTGATGGCTTTGAAAAGGTCGCATTCATTCTTGAAACTGATGATAAAGAAGAAGTCTATGAATTAGTATTAGACACAGACGACAATATGTTCTTGGCAGAGGGCATTTACGCAGAGTCGTTTTAGGAGGTAAATATGCAAGTAATTCAAACACAAGATAACGATTGGCAAACCCAATTAGGGAAATTAGCAGGTCTTATCGGTGGTATGATGTTTAATAACCGACTTGATAGAGGTGCTTTGCGTGAGGCTAATAACCAAGCACAAAAAGAAGAATTGGCACGTCAACAAGGTTTTACATCTGGCTTAACAAACTTACAAGGTTTATATCAAAACCCAGAATATGCTACTAATAAAGGATTACAGCAACAAGCATTAGGTATTCAAGCTGATTTAGCAGGTCGTGGGTATCGTAATGCATTTGGCTTAAATGCCGATACAATTGGTGGTGCTTTAACAAATAACACTGGTGCGATTGATTATATTAAAGGTTACGGTCAAGCTAACCAAGGTTTGCGAGTGCATGACCAAAACTATCAAGATTTTCCTAATTATTGGCAAGCATATGGTGGTTTAACACAAAATATTAAATAGGAGGTACTATGTCTGACTACATGGGATTGCTCCAAGGTTACGGACTAACTCCTGCGGCAGCAGCTGGCATTATTGGTAATGGTATGATGGAGTCTAATATGGACCCAACTATTATCCAAGGTGGTGGCAGTGCAAATGAAATACCTATTGATGGTACACATGGTTACGGTTTATTCCAATGGACCGACGAAGGTAGACAAAGAGGCTTGGCAGAATTTGCCAAGTCTTTAGGTATTTCTTCTGGTACACCAGAGGCTCAAATCCAATATATGTTAAAAGAGCTTGGTCCAGAAGGCATTAATGCACTCAACCAATTACAAACACCAGAAGAAGCTGCTGTATGGTTCCATGATAACTTTGAAAAGAGTGCAGATACTGATTTATCTCATAGAACAAATGCAGCACGTGAGGCATTTTCTCAAGCAGGCTCGCCTACGTCAATGGTGAGACTACAAAATAATAACCCAAATGCACAGGGTTTTGCATTTGATGACCCAAATGAAAAACTTGATTGGGATAAAATTCAAACTTTAATGAACTATCAAGTGGCTAGTCCAGAAGTAGAAGCTGCTCGTGCAACACAAGCTGGTAGGATTGCTGGTTTACGTAATTCCTCTTACTTTGGAGAAATGGGAACTGCATTAAGTAAAAACAATGCTGACCAAATGAAAGCGTTAGTAAATCAAGCAGTATCGGCGGCTAATACAGCTAATAATACACAGAAATTAACTAATGCAGGTCAACTAGCTCAAATGATTGCTAATAGCCATAATAGCTCTAATAGTAAAATGTTAGCTAATCTAGGTGCATCTTTAGGTGTACGTTTAGACCCAATGGCTGACCGATACATGAACAGCAATCAAATGGCATTAGCTAACATGAAACGTCAACAAGCATTACAAGACCAACAAACAGCATTTGCTCAGAAGAAAGAATTGGCAAATATGCAGTTTGAACAACAAAAGGCATTACAAAATATGAAAATGCAACAAGCATTATCTACAGCGAGTATTAGAGCAGGTGCTCGTTCTGGAGCTGGCAGTAAACTACCTGATGGTTCTTATTTAGATGCTGAGGGTCAACCACGTGCTACTATTGCACATCAAAAAGACATTGCTAAAATCTTAGCAGAGGGTCAAGGTATGTTTACAGAAGCATCTGATGCTGACTGGGCACAAACTTCTTACGATGGTTGGAATGGTAATGTTACAAAAACAACTCAACAAATTATTGATAAATTATCCCCTTATAAAGATACAGTAGAGGGCAGAGATGCTATTCAAACTGTATTAGGTTGGCAAAAGTATGACCAAGATGCTAAAGCTAAAGCATGGGGGGTTGAAAAACAAACCGCTTATACAGGATAAAAGGAGTGAACTAAATGGCAAATTGGACAGACGGGTTAGCCAGTAGAAATGCTGATGCCCAGTATCGTAATAACCTTGCTACTCTTGGCTATGACTATATGGGCAAGGCACATTATGATGGCATTGCTGATGAATTTGTAGGTAACTTTAGTGCTGGTTTAGACCGCTTAGGTTCTGATATGTTAGGTGCGGTATCTTATGGATTATCCCTATCTGACAGCGATACAGCACAATGGCTACGTGGGAAAACTGAAAACGAAGCTAATTACTATTCTAATCTAGCAGCTTACAGAAGTACAATCCCAGATACTGCTGATTTATCATGGGGAGATAAAGTTACAAATCCTCACTATTGGGCGGCTCAAGGTGGTCAATTTGTCGGTAATGTCGTTCCGCAAGTAGCTATGGCTATGTCCACAGGCGGTACTACTGCTGGTATTTTAAATGCAGGTAAAATTGGTGGTTTATTAGCAAGAGCTGGCGTATCTGAGGGATTAGCTGGCTCTGTTGCTACTGGTTTAAGTAAAGTAGCTAAATACGGTACAGAACTTGCGGTAGGTTCTGGTCTTGAGAACGTACAAAATGCTGGCTCTATTTACAATGATTATCGCAATGCAGGGTATGGCACAGATGTAGCAGGCGATGCTTTTAGACAATCTATGAGTGAGGGTTGGGGACCTGCAATGTTAGATTATGCAGCTGACCGTATCGGTGTGTCTGGTAAGGTTGGTATGTTGGCTAGTGCATTTGCTAAAGACGGCGGTAAACTAATGGTTAAAGGTTTACTTAGTAATGCAGCTAACAGTGCAGTAGAAGGCTATACAGAAGCATGGCAAAAAGCTATTGAAGGTCGCATTAAAGGTCAAGAGGGCTATGACCAAGTATCTATGTTAGACCCATCTACATGGACAAACGATATGAATATGGCAGCACAGGACGCATTTAACATCTCCATGGCTGTAGGCGGTGTAGGTGGTGCCGTTCGTGGTGCTTCTAATAAAATCCTAAATAAAGCTGATGAAATGGCTGGCTTAACATCAACTGAAGATGTTATTGCTGATAGTGCAGGACCTATAGCTCAAAACGATGGTTTAGGCGATATCGTTTCTGAAGAACCTACATTTATTGATAATACACCTCTTGGTAATACAGAGGTTGATGATATTTCTAACGCTTCCTACTCCCCAATGATGGAAGAAAGCTCTTTTGCTAATTCGGTAAATCAAGTATTAAATAAAAAAGCACCAGAAGATTATGCAGCAGCTATGGAGGCTGTACAAGACGAACGTACCAATATTATGAGTTTACATGGTGATAAAACTGCTGAAGATTTATCTCCTCGTATGTTTGCTGAGAATTTCACAAATTTAGGGTTTAGCAATAAAGAAGCAAACTTACTTTCTCGTAGTTTGTATGAGGACATGACACGTTCTAATGAAGTAGTAGAAGAGCCATCCGTCCAAGAACAACCACAAGAAGAAACTCTTGCTGAAAAGGCTGATAGACTTGGCATTGAATTAACAGAAGCAGAACGCTCTAACCTTGAACGTGAAAACCCTGACCAAACGTCTGTGCGTGATATTACAAATAGAATTCAAGGAAGAGAAAAGCAGAATGCTTTCCAAGCTCAGCTTGATGCTATTAATGAACGCAGAAATGCATATCATAATGAACGATATGAGAATTCTCCAAACAAAACATACTTTGAGCATGAATATAAAGATAACCCAATCAAAGCAAGAGATGCAGCGTATCGTGTACATAATGCAATGCAAGCACGAAAACGTGATGCTAATAGCTCTGATATTCGACGTAATGAACAAGCCAAAAACCCACGTAACTATTTAGCTAAAGCTGGTATTAAATCAAGAAATGGCTATACAAATGAAGAGCTTGGTCGTATTACAAACTATGTTAAACACATGGATAATACAGAGCGTACACAAGACAATGCTAAAAGTTATATCCAAAATCGTGATGTTGCTGAAAAAATGGAAGAAGTAATTAATACACTTCCTCCAAAAGATGGTGCAAATTATTTACCAGCAAAACACGCTCTTGCTAGTAAAATCAAAGATACACTTGTTACTTTAGGTGCCAATGGTATTGACGTTACTGGACCTCAATTCGATAATGTACGTAAAATCTTATCTACTAACGAACGCAGAATGTTACAAGCTAACATTGATGAAGCTAAACGTAGTGCAGAAGAAACACGTAGAAAAAACTCACAAGTTGCAGTACGTCCGAATGGTACACCAGAAAAAGTTGTTAATAATACACAATTAGCGACATCTGACCGTAATATCGCTGGTGATGACCAAATGATTGCCGATTATCTAAATAGTGATAGAGTGACACGTGATGGTTTATTGAAAATACAACAATATCTATCTCATACTGGTCGTGAAACTGGCATGAAAATGCCACTCACTAAAGATGCTCTAAAATATAGAAATGCAAATAATGATGTGCTTGGTGGTAATATTGGTCCGTATAATGTTATTGTACCAAACCCAAATAAAAAATGGGAAGCAAGACCAGTGAAAAAAGACCACACAGAAACCATTGAACATGATAATCCTACAGGCGAAGAACCTATTGTAACTCCATACGCAGAACGACTAGGCTTAAATCCAGCTCAACCAAAACCTAAAAAACAAACTAGACCTAGAGGTCCTAGAACTGTTGATATGGTAACTGATGACCAAAAAGCTGTAATGCGAGATGTTGAAAAATTAGCTGAATTAAAATCTCAAATCCAAAGCGGTGGACAAATTAATGAAGTCGATGCATTAAAAATGGTCGATGACTTAAAAATGGAAACCGATAAAGGTAAAAAAGATAAACAGGCATTCAGAGAGTATTTGAAACATCAAGCGAATGAAGATACTGGTGATATCGACATTAGCGATAATATCAAAGATGAACAAGCGGTTATGGAAAAGCATATGGATATTATTAATAGTATTGCCGATGCTATTCAATATTTACATAGTCATCCATTTATTTCCAAGTCTGAATACCGTAAAATACTCAACGGTATTATTGCTAAGCGTAATCAATTAATGCGTAAAGAACCAATGTATGCTCCAGCTTGGAAGGGTATTCTCAATAATGTACCTGATTATAAAATCCCATCTCAACGTGAGTTAATGGAAGCTGTTAATCGTGGTGAAGTAAAAATACCTCAAGTTGTATTGAATGCTTTCTTGAATAGTCCTAGTCATTTTGATGAAAATATTCGTTTATGGTTCGACAAAGATTATAATATTTCAGATGTTACGCAAGCTAGTCGATATGATAGAATGCGTAATTTTATCATTCTTAACGCACTCCAAAAAGGCTTAACACGTGTCAAAGCTATTGGTATGGATAAGTTGATGGAAGAACTTGACAATCCAAATGGCGACCATTTGCTAGGTAGATTGGTTAATCGTGCAGTACATCTTTATCCTGCTATTGGTAATGAAAACAAATATAAATCAATGGCTGGCAGAGTAGGTGCTAAGAAACTATTCCCAAATGGTGCACCACGTCTACATAATATTAATTCTCCATTAGCTAAACGTGTATATAGTGAAATCAAAGACGTTGTTACAGAGGTTATGGATGACCGTATCAGTAAAAACTCTAAAATCACAGAAGAAAAATTAAAAGACAAAAAGACAAAAAATCAAGTATCTACAGCATTGCGATTAAGTGCTTATAAAGACGGAGTTTTACATGCCTCTATCCCTAACTATCAAGGTGATATCTATACGACAGATATTAAAATGGATATCAAACTAGGTGAAGAATTCCCAGTAGAAATTAAAGTGCCAGAATTTATCGACCCTGATGACTTCAAAGAAGTGCTAGATGGCTACTTATCTGATATGGGTATCATCACCATGGATGATGTTATTGATAGTGAAATTAAAGATGGTAAAATCACAGTTAATGCTGAATATGAACCAGCGGCATTATTTAATAATGGTAGTGCTGTTGCTGACTATGCATTCCATGCATTAGCAGAGGTTGCTCGTCAAAACAAAGGTATTGTTATTGATGCAGATTTATTAGACCAAAGCGGTAAAAATTACATTAAATCTCACAAAGACCTTACTTCTCGTTTAGGATATGAAGTTATTATCAATGATGATACATATACAATTGTACCAACTAATGATATCCAAATGTCTGTAACAAGTGATAAAAAAGTATCTAATAGCAAAAATGCTAAGTTCCATGAACCTAGTGAAATTGAAATGGGTATTATGCGTAAAGTTGCTAATAGAACCAAAGGTGTTGGAAAACTAACTGATGGTGAACTAAAAACAATATTACAATCTATTATGTATCACTTGGGTAATAATCACAAGGCATATATTTCTGTATTAAGTTATATTAAAAATCACCCTCACCTAGAACTATACGTAGCAGACAGAATGGTGAATAAAGAATTATTTGATTTCCCATTTAATGGGTTCTTTATCCCTGAAACTGGGAGAATGTACCTAAACGTTGAGTCCATCCGCCCTGATAATGAAACATTCTTACATGAATTATTACATACTGCAACGCAATATAATGGTGTTTATGATATTACAACAAACGTAAATAATGTACTCAGAAGTCTAAGAAAGGAATTGGAATACGATGAAGGACTTGCAGGACAAATATATCGAGCTTCTCAAGCAGGTAGAACACTTACACTTAACAACAAAAACTCAGCAAATGATGTTATCAACGCTATCACAAGTGCCATGGAAAACTTTAGAAATGCACCAACAGTTTTACGTGATAATGTCCTTAATACAGGCGAAAGTAAATCAATTCCAGATTACCTCAAAGCTAGACGTAGGGAAGATAGCATACCAGTTGGAGAATATGAACAGCGAGAGCGAAGTAGACGATTTATTTCAAAAATTAATTCCGTTTTTAAAGAAGACGAAGTAGACCTTAATAAATTACCTACAATTATAGATATGGCTGGGATGAAAGACAATAATCCATTCACATACCCAGATGGATTAATGAATACACCAATAGACCCATCAATCAAAATACTTGTTGCGGCACTTACTGTCCCTGAAATTGACCATCAATTTGTAAGTTCTAGTGGACTGTATAAATTTATGAATGAGATGTTATCTTATGGTCATACTGATTTGTTCTCTGCACAGCAAATACAACAACACTTTCAAACCGCTTTAAGCGATAAATCACAACTTGATAGAGTAGGCAAAACGGTGCAAAAGACAAGAGAATATCATAAACCAGAAGGAGTACTAAATCTATTTAGAAACCCTGAAAAGATAGACCAATCAGTCCGTGCTAATGATAGTATCGACAAAGCTGAACAAGCTCTATTGGCTGATATTCATAAACATGGTGCTGGTATAGTTGAAAGACTAAACCCTAGTGATGGTGATATTCCATTTGCTTGGTTTAGAAAACTATTACAATCCCCATCATCTATGGCACGTAAATTAATTCCAGAATTAAAGCCAATCATTAAAGAGGCATATGTAGCCGCTCGCACATATCGTCGCAAGAAAACTGAATATATGCAACTACTTGATAAACAGTTTGCAGACTTGGATGTAAAAAATGGTGAAGATAAAAAAATGAATGAGCTATTAGGTGAAGTAGATAAACGTGGTCGTGAGTTTGCTCAACCAGTAGCAGTTAATTTAAACGGCGAATTAAAATACGCCATTATCAAACCAGAAGATACATTCACGGAATTTGGTTTAGCTGACGATAAGCGTATGCGTAAGTTTGTAAAAGCTGAAAGAGAAAAAGGTAATCATGTTTATATTGGCGTGAATAAGGATGTATACCAAGTCATCTCTAGTAAGGAAAACATTCCTTCCTACAAAGATAAAGCTAATGCAAACAAAGTAGCAATGGAAATGTCTAAAGCGTATGCTAAACACTTAGGCTATAGTGAAAGATTGTGGGATAAATATGTTGGTATTCGCCAAGTACTTAACCAAATCCATAAAGACGTAAACGATAACCAAGTATCACGAGGTAGAGACCCATCTGCTGACTTATGGGGCTATATTCCACGTGAGCATAAGCGTTATGGTGTTTACAAAATGGAAGTTAAGTATAGCCCAGAAACTGGTAGATATTATCCTCAGTATACGGTATTAACTTCTTTTGATACAGAAGCTGATGCGAATAAATATGTAGACTCAAGACCTGTTGAAAAAGGTGTTGGTTACATGACTATTCGTAGAGAAAGATACCAAGCAGACGCATCTAAATCTTATGATGGTTACTATTCTAACTTAACAGATGAAGAAGCTGAATTACATAAGGTATATGAGCGTATGTCTGATGAAGATGCCGCAGCATTATTCAATCGAGTACAAGGTAATTATACAGAAACTAAGAAATTCATTGACCACTTCCTAAAAGGTAAAGATAAGTCAATGACTTATAATGATTTCCAAAGCCTGATTAACAACAAAGAACGTATGAAAGAGCTTGGTTTGGATTATAAAAAACTACAAAAAGAAGCTGGTATGGCTAACTTTGAAAAGCTCTTAAAGAAAGATAAAGATGGCGTATTAACACACGATAATGTTAGTGCATATTTATACCGTAGTTCTGGTGCTCAAATGTGGAATAAGCATAATCTTAAACGTGCTGGCGTGCTTGGTCATAATGAAGACCATATTAAAGCGATTTACCATTATGCAAATACACAAGCGAAGTATCAAGGCAATGCTCCATTCTTAGATTTTGCTACACGTTATTACGAACAAGTATACGGTGAAAATTATGAAAAACAATACGGTCGTAATGGTACAGGTGCGAAAAACGCACGACAAGATATTGTCCATGACTATATTCAACGTGTAATTGGTGCACCAAATAATACTGATAAGGTATTAAATACTATCGGTCGTGAAATTCCATTTATCGGTGCTTATATGACAAAACATATGGGTGATAATTGGGTAACAAAACTTCTTAACCGTAATATGCAAGCTATGGCTGTATTTAAATTAGGTGTATTTAGACCTACTGCCGCTATCGCACAGTTTGGTACTTTAGCTAACGTAGCAGCTTTAACAGGCTTTACACCACAATTAAAATACGCTATGCAACAAGCTGGTAAAAGTGGCAAAAACGGTAAATATGGTCAATTATTTGATGATTTAGAAGTGTATGAAGAAAGTGCAAGCCAAGCATCTGAATTCTTAGATAGTGGAGATTATCGCAGAATTATAATCGGTGGAGTTAAATTCGGTAAATTATTTGACCTTTCTATGAAAGGTTTTATGAAAGCCGATGCTTATACTCGTAAGGTTGCTGTTATTCATGCATACGAAGAATACGCTGCTAAACACGGTTTAGACACTACTGATTTACACACTAAAAATCCAGAGGCTTATAAAAAGGCTATGGAATATGCCAAAGATTTCGTAGTTAAAACAAACTTTGACTATACAGATATTGACTCTCCACAGTTATTTACTAAGTTTGGTACACTAGGTAAAACTATCTTACAATTTAAGAAGTTTGGTGTTAAGGAAGCTGAGTTCTTATTTACAGCATTCAAAGGTCCTGACGGCTCCATTGACTATAAAGGATTAAGTCGCTTTATGGGTATTACAATGGGTATGGCTGGCTTTATGGGTTTACCATTTATGAGTGCTGGCGATGATATGTTGAAATGGCTAACAGGCAAAGGTCTGACAGATAGAACAAAAGATGTGTTATATGATTGGGCTGGTAAAGACCAAACTAAGCAACGTATAGCTATGATGGCTATTATGGGTGCACCATCTATGTTTGGAGTTGACTTTAGCCGAAATGTTGGCTTTGGTGATTTAACACCTAGTAGTGGTAGTGAATTACTAGGTCCTACATTATCTACTTACGGTGCTCTTGGCGATGTAGCTAGAAATAGCCATGATTGGAAAGATGTAGTAACAGGCGTAGGTCATGCGTTATCTCCACAGCTTGGCAACTTCTATCAAGCATACACTGGTAATATGCGTGACTGGAAAAATGCTGAAAATAAAGGTGCATATACATCTCAAGAGCGTTTTATGAAATTGTTAGGTTTCAGACCTGTTAGAGAGTCTGTAGAAAATGACTTAGCATATCGTATTACTATGGCAAATCAAGAGCTTAAAGATGGGAAAAAAGAAGCTATTAATGACTTCTTGCGTGACCCATCTCCAGAAAACAAACAACGTATTAAAGACTTTGGTGTAACTGGTAAACAGCTTAGAGATGCAAGAGAATTGAAACAAATGTCTGCGATTGACAAGGCTAATAAATACTTACCTAAAAAATCTTCCGTGGAGGCTGATAAGGTCAAATCACAAGCTCAATCTTATAATACATTTGTTGACGGTTTATATGACGGTATTGAGGAGGAATAATGGCTTTTTATACTCTAAATGATATTGCTTATTTAGCAGCTAATTGCCATGCCGACCAAGTAACCTTACATTGGAGTGGTGGGGGGTATGAAAATACCTCCCCTTACTACCACTTAAATATCTTAGGTGATGGGCGTGTATGGTCTGATTTTAATAGTTTTGATGCTACTGGTAAACATACATGGCATCGTAATACAGGTAATATTGGTGTATCTATTCTTTGCTGTGCAGATGCAAGTGTAGATACAGAAGGAAATGTTAGATGGGGAACTGTTCCACCAACTGATGCACAAGTTAATAAAATGGCTATGATTGTCAAAACAATTGCCGATGCTAAAGGTTGGGAAATTGACAAAGAACATTTTAAAACACACAATGACTGGGCAATTATTGACGGGTATTCTATCTATGATGATGACCCTGATATGCGTTGGGATTTAATTGCGTTACCGCAAGAAGATGGAGACGGAGGTGCTATTATTCGTGGAAAAGCTATCTGGTATCATTACCATCCTGAAGAATGTAAAGATTAAGATTTATATTATCATTTTAATTGCGTTATTTGCGTTCTGTGGGTTGTTTTATATGCTCCATAGGCAAACACACGTGGAACAATCTACACCCACCTTACAGCCTAAAATAATGAACGAGAAGGCTACTCTTAATACCAAGACTACTGTATCTTATGTCCCGAAACAGAAAGAGTTGGTATATGTGAATAATGTACCAACGTATGTACAAGAAGATACAGATGTAGAAGCTAGTATTGAAAAGCCAGCTGTTGTAGTCAAAGTAAATGGTAAAAAGCAGAAATTTGATTTACAGCAAAATGAAACACAAAAGTTTGAAAATGGTAAAGTAGTATTAGACCAAAAATCTACTGTTGAATTCGATATTAAAGTACCAGGGCGTCATGAATTGAATGTATACGGTCAAGAAGAATTCCGTGCAGGTAAATTTCACAGTCAAGTTGGTATTGATAAACAAAATGGCAAATTAGTATACGGTGCTAAGTATGATATTACAGACAAAGAACCTGTATATTATGTACGCTATAACTTCATAAAAATGTATACCAATTAAAAATTTGACAAATTGATTTTTATATGTTACTATAACTATAGGCAATGTTATCTCCTCCGTGGTGCGGTCAGGGGTGGGCTTGACGGCACGCCCTCGGCTGTGCTACAATCCTCACAAACCCAGCAACGGTGCGGTGTCAGCAAAGGTGTTGACAGCTGACAGCGAGGGTGCTACAATGTGAGTAGGTGTAGAGCCACAGAACTTGCTCTACCGAAAGGAGAAAACTATGGCAAAAAGAAATTTTGGTGTTTCGATGTGTGGTCGTATGGAGTATACTCGAAGAAAACCAAAGAAAGCGTATTGTAAAAATTGCATACATTGTTTATTGACTGAACATGGTACAGAAATGTACTGTAAAAAATATAAGAGGTTTAAGTCAATAAGACAATCAAAAAAGCCATCTTGTTTAGTAGCAAGATAGCACTCTATATGAGCAGAGGTGGACCTGTAATGTGTACGGGCGGACAACGGTCTTGAAAACCAATATAGAAGCCGACAGGGACTGACATATAGACTAAACATACCAATAGGTATCATATCGAGATAGTCGTTGACACTGCAAGCCGACTTTAAAAAATAACAGGGGGCGGACTCACCATTCCTCAATAGGGGCTGTTGGGCACGCCCTTTTGTCGTGCACATTCCCAGATTTTGTCCCGTCGTAGATGGCAGTCGAAACAAACTCTTGTGAGTGGTAGGTAAAGCTACACCTGGGCTACCTTAGTATTAACTATGAAGTTTCGATAATATACCGCAAGTATATACGCTCCCATGTATATGGGGGCAATACCTCGGCACTAACTGGGGCAATCATCAAGTAGAGAATACAGTAGATATTCACTAATTAATATATATTACAATCAGCTACGAAGTAGCTACAAACGAAGTGCGTAGTAACAGATATATAGTAGGTGCTCAACATTACTACCAATAAGTGATACAGTTACTTGGTATTCATAACTGGTGCGTTCGCAGAATATCTTCACCAGCGTTCAGATATTGATTAGTTGGTAATACACATAAGAAAAAGAAAATACGAACAAAGATATTCCTTCTTGGTATTATCTACAACTACAGCAACTAACGATGTGAGTAATTCACCTAGCGTAGCGGTTCTACAGTATCAGTATTTGAGGTATTTAAAACACTACCACTTAGAGCGTAATAACATTACTACAACTTAGTATATAAAACAAAGAAGAATAACATTACTCAGCGTAATATTGAATTACACTTCGTAATACGTTACACTTAGTAGACCCCTTTATGGGGTCCTTTTTTATTTGACAAATTTATTTAGGTATGATATAATACAGTAAATGGAGGTAGGGAAATGTATCAAACAAAAGAAAAAACTAGAGAAAATATTGCAATTGCTAATGCTTTAATCAAGCAAAATGAAAAGTTAATTAAACAACTGAACGAAACAAATAAACGACTGTGTGCTGAACGTGACAATTGGATGAGAGATATTGAATATTTAGAGAAGGTATTATAATGAAAACACAAGATATATTACGAGAAAATCAAATTAAATTAATTGAAAGTTATCATCATAGTTTAGGTAATCAGAGTTGGTTAGCATATTATATTGATAATTGTAAAACTGGTGATAGTTTAGAAACTATATCTAATGAAGAATTAAGTTTAATATTAGCTTATATGGAAGATGATTACGCAGATTTATAAGGAGAAATTATGGAAAAATTAAAGGATTGGTTAAAATGTACTACATATGCTATGATTGCGTTTATTGTTTCAGATTTTGCTATAAACAATCCAATTTATAATGCAGACTATCTACTTAAATTATTAATTGCATTTTGGTTATATTTAATTATGTTTGCCATTTATTTTGAGTTTAAAGGAAAATAAACATGAGGTGGATATATGAATTTTACAGATTTGCATAGTCATAGTTTTTATAGTAGGCGTGATGCTTATTCATCTTTAGAAGAGCGTATACAACGTGCTAAAGAAATAGGATATTCAGCTGTATCTTTAACAGACCATGGTACTACATCAGGTTTAACTTCTCATTATATTGCTTGTCAAAATGCAGGTATTAAACCAATACTTGGTATGGAAGCCTATTTTTCATATGATTTAGATGTAAAAACTAGAGAAAGTTATCACTTGGTATTGTTAGCAAAATCAACAGAAGGTTTATACAACTTACGTAGGCTATCTACATATGGTGCATACCATCATTATTATAAACCATTAATTGATTATAAAGCATTAAGAGAATACCATGAGGGTATTATTGTTAGTACTGCTTGTGTTGCTGGTCCATTATCAAATGAATTACTTAGAGACGAGTTTATACAACGTATGTTAGATACATTTGGTGATGATTTTTATTTAGAAATACAACCTCATGATTTTCCTTTACAATGGGAATACAATAAAGTAGTTATGGAGCTTGGCGATAAATATAATGTACCTATTATTATTACAGGTGATAGTCATTATGCGTATCCTGAACAAATGCAATCTCATAGAGATTTCTTATTATTAGATGCAGATTTAGCAGAAATACAATATAAGATAGATAATTCTAGTTCCGATAAAGAAGAACAAAAATATCAAGAGCAATATAATCATATGTCAACATATTATGGTAGTAGAGATTATCATATGTGGACTGTAGATGAATTTAAAGCTATTTATCCAGAACAAAAATACTATGATAATGTTGGTAATATTATTGATAAGTGTAATGTAGAAATTGAATTTGGTCAAAATCATTATCCTGTATTCCCAGTAAAAGACCCTGCAAAATATGTATTAGACCATTGTAGGGATGGATATAAAAAGCTAGGTATTGCTAAAAAACCTAATAAAGATGAATACGCAAAACAAGTTAAACATGAACTTGAAGTATTAACTCAAGTTGATTATAATAACTATTTTTGTATCATTCATGATATGTTACAATGGGCTAAGTCTAAAGGAATGCTTACTGGTGCAGGTCGTGGTTCTGTTTGTGGTAGTTTAGTCGCTTATTTAATGGGTATTACAGAAATTGACCCATTACAATACAATCTCGTATTTGAACGATTTACAAACCCAGAACGTGTAACCCCTTGTGATATAGATTGTGATTTTCAACAGTCTCGTAGACAAGAGGTTATTCAATATATTCAAGAAAAGTATACTTATGCATATCCAGTAAGAACGTTTGGCTTTTTATCTGACAAAGCAGCAGTACAAAAAGCTGGTAGGGCATTGAATATGAAACCATCTGATGTAACTAAAGTATCTAAAAACATCAACGATATTAGTGAAGTTAAAGATGCTAAGTTAAAGAAAATGGCAGAAAGTATGTTAAATCGCTTAGAAAACTATAGCACTCATGCTAGTGCAGTTGCAGTATTCCCTAGCGACCCTGCTCAATGGTGTGCAATAGAGTATCAAGACGGTCAGTATGTAGCAGCTGAAGATTTCCATATTTTAGAAAAGCAAGGCATCCTTAAATTAGATATCCTAGGTTTGGCTACATTAGATATTATTGAAAATACAGTTAATCGTATTGGTGATTTTGATATACATAGTATACCGTTAGAAGATAAAGTGACAGCAGAATTGTTACAGAGTGGTAATACCATTGGTATTTTCCAAATTGAGTCAGATGTTATGACAAATATTGTTAAGAGTATCCACTCTAAGAGCGTATATGATTTAGTTGATACTGTAGCTATAGGTAGACCTGGCGTATTAGATGTTGGTATGGACAAGGTATTTATAGCACGAAGACAAGGCAAAGAACCTGTAACCTATTTACACCCTGTATTAGAACCGATTTTAAAAGATACTGAGGGTGTTATTTTGTATCAAGAGCAGATTATGACCATAGTACGTACATTAGCTGGCTATTCAATGGGTGAAGCTGATATTATGAGACGTATTATCGGTCGTAAAGAGTTAGATAAAATTAATCAAGCCGTAGACGAGTTTGTTAAGCGTGCTAGTGAACATGGATATACAGAAGATGTGGTAAGACCTATTGCCGACCAAATGATTGCTTGTGGTTCCTATGTATTTAACAGAGGGCACAGTGCCGCATATGGTTTAACTGCTTGGCGATGTGCATATTTAAAGGCACATTATCCAGAATTATTTTATGCATCTATATTTGATAACAACTTTGGAGACAAAGAAAAACTATCAGTATTTATAGATAATGCTAAACAGAATAATATTAAAGTTATACCTCCTGATATATATGGAGATAAGCACTGTACTACTGCTAAGAATACAGTATGTTTAGGTCTTGGAGCAATTGCAGGATGTAGTAATCTTAAATCATATGAATGTGCACGTGGTAAAGAATTCTTAGAAAAGAATGCATCTATGAATTTAACTCAATTAAAAGGTTTAATTTATAGTGGTGCAATTGACGATGGTGATGATAGGAATGACTATATTCAATATGTACAATGGCTAAAGGATAAACGTAAATCTAAAGGTGAATATAAATTTGATGCTAATTATAAAGATAATCTGAGCAAAGGTGCTATGGAGTTAAAAGCATTAGGATACACATTCAATAGTATTTTTGATGAATACGATACAAGTATATGTGTGGGTAATGTTGTGCCTGCTATCATACTTTCTGTAACTGCACGTAAAACTAAACACGGTAAACCTTATGCTTTTATTACCGCACAGACGAATTCAGGCGTGGAAAAGTTAGTAACCTTTGATGTTGATTTTACTAAGCTGACTAAGGGAACGGTACACGCACTACGAATTAGCAAAGGGGTCATCACCGACGCCTGTCAGCTCGACCGCTTGACAGCCTGAGCAGGGGGGTGGTAGACTGAGGTTGTCCACGAGGGGAGCAGGTCTCCCCTACATCTTATTTTATTTAATGAAAGGAAAAAGATTATGGCAAAGAAAACAATGAAAGAAATATTCGATGCGTTAAAAGAACCATTTCCACCAGAGGATATTCAGTGGCGAATTGGTCAAAAATCAAAAGACGGTAAAAAAGCTATGGTGTTACCATATGTAACTAACCGTGCGATTATGGACCGCCTAGATGATGTAGTTGGACCAGATAAATGGTTTAACAGATATCGTGAAACATCTCGTGGTGGCGATAATGGTTATATTTGTGAATTAAATATTATTATTGATACCGAAGATGGTCCTCGTTGTTTAGCACGTGAAGATGGTGCGAGCTGTACTAATATTGAACCAATTAAAGGTGGCTTATCTGATAGCATGAAGCGTGCGGCAGTTCAGTTTGGCATTGGTCGTTATTTATATAATTTAACTGAAAGTTGGGTTAATCTTGGACCTTATAATAAATTTGAGCCTCCTCGTTTGCCTTTGTGGGCTTTACCTAAGGGTCACCAACAAGTACACGCACAGGTACAAAGCGACGACAATCCTATTTTCAGTTCAAACGAAGAACCACAACAAGATGATACTCCACGATTTACAAAAGGCAAATATGCGAATAAAGCAATTTCTGAAATTAGCGATGTAAATTATTTGCGTTGGGTTGTTGAACAATCTAGCTTTGATGAAGAAACTAAAAAACATAGTCAAAAAAGGTTAGGTGAACTAAATGATTGATAGTGTTGTTGTTGATTTAAAAATATTGCATGAGCTTAATATCACAGTAGCATTGGTTCATGGGTATATTAAACGACGTGCAGAAGAAGATGGATACGATTTAGCTGGCAAAAAATTCATCAAATTAACCATGCCAGAAATTGCAGAGGGTATTGGTTTTGGTCGTATGACTGCTTGGCGAGGCGTTAAAATTCTTTCTGACCTAGGATATATTGAGCGTATTGATATTAGGGGAACGCATGGAGCATCTTATGCGGTGATAAAATGAGTACCAAAAAGTTTAACATTTTTGATGCAATAACACGATTATTCATGCAAAAGTGTACTGACGAACCTGTATTTCTAAAGAGGGGTTTTAACCCCTCCTATTTTAAAATCCGAGCACATTTCTATAAGCAAGATGAAAATACGCTAGAAAAGGTGTTAAAATATTTACAAGATAAGCCTGAAAAACAAATTATGACATTAACTGAAATGTATCATGATGCAGAACAATATAGGCTTTATCGTATCAAGAAACACAATGAAAAAGAAATGCGTAATGTGAAGATAGAAAAAGTAGAAAGTTATAGCTTGGATGATGTTTTAAACTTATGAGGTATATATGAATATAACCGAAACTATAATGCAACAAGTAGATATTATAGACTTTATCGGCAAATATACTAATTTACATCAAAGCGGTCGATATTGGAAAGGGAAGTGTCCATTACATGAAAGTGATGATACATCAGAAACATTAGTGGTTTTCCCTGATACTAATTCATTCTATTGCTTTAGTTGTGAGTGTGGCGGTAGTGTAATTAATTTTCTATCTGATAAAGAAAAGATTAGTTATCGTGCAGCTACTGAAATACTAGCAAATGAATGTAATATTAGTCTAAAAGACAACAAGGAATACCAATTAGAAGCTAGTGAAGAAATGAGATTTACTAGAGAAGCAGAAATGTACCACAAGAATGTCAAACAGATTACAGAGTATTTACATAAGCGTGGGCTATCAGATGATACAATCAACGATTTTAAATTGGGGTTCCATAATGATTGTCTAACAATTCCTTTAAGAAATGAGCATGGACAACATGTGAGCTTAGCAATCAGACAATTCAATAAAAAGCCTAAATATAAAAATACTCCCAATAGTATCTTATATAAGAAATCAGCGTTTTTATTTAATTTAGATTTAGCTAGGAAACATATTAAAGATACTCTTTACTTATGTGAGGGGTATATGGATGCTATTAGTGGTCATCAAATGGGTGTTCCAACGGTAGCTTATTGTGGTAGTGAATTACACAAAGACCAGATTAAGAAATTAGGTAATTTTATGCGTAAAGAAATTACGATAGTAATTTGTCCTGATAATGACGAAGCTGGTGTTAAGCATTTACCACGTACAAGAGACCATTTCCAAGCAATGCTACCTCGTGTGAATGTACGTGTTCTAATTATGCCAGAAGAATGTAAAGATATTAATGACCTGTTATGTGCAGGATATAATCTACAAGACTTACCTACAGAACATATTGATATTTTTACAATCAAACAAGTGATTAAACAATACAAGACAATTGAACAACAGTATGTTGTTGCTGAGGCTTTCCTTAAAACAATACGGTCTCCTATGATTAGAGCAGAAGCTATTAAAGCTCTTGGTCAAATTTGGGATAGAGACGTATCTGATTTAAAGGCGTATTTTGATAGTGGGGTATCTGCTGAGGAAGATATTGTTGAAACATTACATGATGCGTCTAGTAGCTTAAATCAATTGCGTGATATTTATAAACGTGGCACATACCCTACTCATTTCCAGTTGCTAGATAATTGTATTGGAGGTATATCCAAAGGTCAGGTTTTACTAATAGGGGCGTATTCGAGCTCTGGTAAAAGTGATATAGCTATTGAGTATATCTTGCGACAGATAGTTCAAAATAAAGCTAATGTGGTGTTCTTTAGTTTAGAAATGCCACGTGGCAAAATTATGGAACGTATTGTATGTAAGATACTTAAAAAACGGATATCAGAAGTTAAAGAATTGATTATGAACAACGACCCAGTTGTCAATCAAGTACTTGAAAAAATTGGTAAAAAGTTGTATATTGTAGATGAGAACAATTTATCTATGCATGATATAGAGCGTTATATTAATACAATTAATACACGCAATATTATGGATGGTGGAGTAGATGTTATCGTTGTTGATTACTTTACATATTTAAAAGGTGCAGGTGATTACGATGGTGCAAGCCAACAAGCCTTAATGATGAAAGGCATTGCTAAACGATATAACGTAATTTTCACAATGCTATCACAGCTTAACCGTAGTGGTAATACATACGAAGAGCCGACAATGAACCAATTAAGAATGACTGGTGATTTGGAGGCATCGGCTGATTATATTCTTATGATATGGAGACCTGATAGGGCACCTAATTTATCGTTAGAAAAACAGCAAGAACTTCGTAATATTACACGATGTAAAGTAGAGAAAGCACGTGATGGTATGAATGGTCCACCAATGTTTGAATTAAAGTACAATATACATACTTCACGACTAGAAGAAGTGTTGACAGCTGATAATTAATATGCTATTATATATAATATAAGGAGGCTATTATGGACAATGTAAAATCTATCCAAGAAGAACATCAAGAGAAAGTATATAAAAGAAGTTTTGGCGAACCGTGTTATGGTCCGACAGGCTCACAATTAGAATGGATGCGTCGTAATAATCGTCATTATATTGATTTTAATCGTCGCCCTGTATTTGGTCCACCTGATTTTGAATATTAAGAAAGGTGATTTAAGATAAATGCACACACATATATTTAAAAGAACTATGACAGAAGAAAATATTAAAGAACTTAAACGTGCTTTACAAGACCCACTCATGTTTATTGATTATCCTATTAGTTTCGCTAAAGAGGTTGGTCAATATATTACCAATGACAATGATGATTGGTGTTCGTACGTTACAAAAGTTTTTGAATGTAATGATGGTCGTATTATTCTTGTTGAATATAGCTATGTTATTGGTCATGTAGGACCTCAAGATATTAAAGTATATTTTTACAAAGAGGATAAAGATGCCATACGTAAATTATAAATGCCCAGATGGAAACTTAATTCATATTGACGAATGCCTTTCTAAATGCAGATTGTGTGGCGAATATAATGATGATGGAGAACTTTGGGTACCTGCTGGTAGATGTATGAGCCTACAAACACTACGTGCCATTTCAGAACAGCGTAAATGGACGGGCAAACCATCTACTACACAGTTGCTCAAAGGTACTCGTGAAGTTTTCCTTGAACTTACACAAAAGTATCATATCTCACCTAAAGACTCGGTATTTATGTTGTTTGGTACAGAGGTGCATGGTGGTTTAGAAAGCCACGTTGGCACAGCTCATGGTGAGGTTGCTGAAATACGTATCGAAGATGATTATTCCACTGGTGCATTCGATTATTATACACCTGAAAATGGTGGTACATTAGTTGATACTAAAACATATGGTAGCTATAAAGCAGCCCATACATTAGGGTATTATATGGAAAAGGTAGAAACTGATTATATTTATAAATCTGGTGCTAAAAAGGGTCAAAAGAAAACCGTCAATGTATTACGCAAAGATGGTGTTCATTTAAGATTTGATTTAGCTGTACAATTAAATGATTACCGCATGAAGATTGAACGTAAGTTACAATTACCAGTAAATAATATGTGTTGTCAAATTCTTGTACGTGATGGTAATACACATATAGCTACTAGCCGTGGTATTACAGAGCCAAGTTATTTAGTCCCGATTAATAAAATCTCAGATATTTGGGTCGAAAGATATATGAGAAAGAAAAGTCAGGACTTAATATATGCGTTGGAAAACAACGAAATGCCCCCACCTTGTAGACATAGAGAATGTTGGGGAGGAAGAAAATGCAAGAGTTATTGTAATGTTTGGCAATTTTGCGACAAAGGAAGGGAATTACATGATTAAAACAAAAGGATTTTTAAAAGCAGAAGTAAAAGAAAATGGTGCAGTTGGTGTTAAGGTTAGCAATTTATCCATTCAGGATATTACTGCTATCTATTCTGAAATTGTTGCACATGAATTAGGTGTTGATGTTGATGTATTCTATGATGTAATGATTGACCACCTTGAAAAAACAAGTGCTACTTTTGAAGATGAGCCAGTATATGAAGACCCAAATGAAATGGGTTATGATGCATTTACAGGAGAACCACTTGAAGATAATTGTATCCAAGAAAGTGGTTTATTTGGTTGTTGCTATGATTTAAATGGCAAGGATGTAGACTTTGATGAATTGCCAAGAGAAGTACAAGAATTATTGTTAGGTATTGCGGAGGGTTTAAATGCAGACTAAAGATTTTACCAATAAACTCAATACGATTATCGACTTATTCGTAAAGAAAAGTGAACAATATTCTGATGGTAAAGATATCTTGTCGGCATTCCGTAAAGCTGGTTTAGTTCATGGTGATGGTAGTATCCAATCTATGTTTGATGCTCTGCTTGTTTATAAAGGTAAACATGATTTAGCATTGGCTGAAAATGGGTTGAAATTACCAGATGCACAAGAACGATTACATGATATTATTGTTTATTGCGTATTAGGGAGTTTGATGATTGACGAAATGCAAGGTAAAGGCGAATTGCAAAATACCAAAGGATAGTTGTTGGTACTGTGATAACTATAACCTATATCAACCTAAAAACCCTAATATTTTATCGCCTCGACAAGAGGAAGATAAATTAGAACGCAAGTTAGCAAAGAAAGCAAAGAAGCAGACTACGGCAAGTAAAAGAGGAAAAGCCAATAGACGTAATGGTAGGAAAGCAGAGAATGATTTGTTAAAATACCTAGAGTCAAAACACCTCAATGTACACGCTGTACCTGCTTCTGGTGCTTTTAAACTTACAAATGCTATTAAGGGTTATGGCGATAGCGAAATTGCTAAACGAATGTCTGGTGATTTAAAATGGGATATTGGTGACAAAATATACACCATCGAAAGTAAACGTGATGTTAATACTGATGGGTTGTATAAAAAAGCCGAAGATGGTCCTATTTATTACATAGGTTTCGCTTATATGCTACGCCAAGATTTATTTGAAGCGTTGATTAATAAGGTAGACTTTGGAGAAGCAATTCCTAAAGAGCCTAAAGGTCTTAAAAAGATTGAAAAATATTTCAATCAGGATAATAGTGATATGGTGGTAATCAGCAGACCATATTTACCTAGATTATTTTTTATAAAAGAGGAATTATACGATGCAATCAAAAGAGAAGAGATACTTTAATATTACATTAAATGAAGAGGGTATAGTCAGTTTTGACACCAATATTAAAAATTCTGGTATTTTATTACAAGTAATCGCATCTGTAAACGCCGCTACAATTGATATTGTAAATCGTGCAACTGGTCGTGATGACACAGCTGAAATTCTAGTAAAAGAAACATTAGATGCGTTAGAAGAAATTGTAAATAAAGGGGGTGTAGCCAATGAAAATAGTAAATAAAGATGGTACGAAAATTTTAGAATGTCAATCTATTTTTATCTCTGCTGTCTATGATGACACGGATAAAAACCTAGTAATTGGCTATAACATTAAAGGTTCTCTGGCTAACGGTAGAACAGAAGTTATTGCTAAATTTAATGATGAAGATAAAGCTAAGAAAATGATGGGCAATCTCATTATTAAATTCGGTGCTTGTACTGAAGCTATGGAGTGGTAATCATTATGCAATACGAAGAAATCAAAGAATTGTCTGACGAAATCTGTGAAATGTATAAAACATTGCAAGATAATGATGCAGACACAGCATTCTATTTGATGAAAGAGTCCTCCTTATTAATACCTAGTTTTGAAGAATTATCACACGAAATTAACAAAAGAGCATCTGATTTAGAACGCTTCGCAAAAGCGACTCATGCTAAGATTAGTCGTGAAAGTTCAAATAAGGTTACTGAGGGGGACCGTATTGCTACTACACATGAAGAAGTGCAAGGTGCGTGGAAAGATTATACTCAAACAGTATACAACCAGAGATTAGTTCAAACACAAATTGATTTATTGAAGCGTGTTTATTTTGATTGCAAAATGATTTATGAAAATGTTTGCAGACAAAATCGTACAGTAATACATGAAAAGATGGTGGGGCATACATGACATTAAGAGAATACGAACATGTATCACGAAATGAAAATGCGTTTATAGAATACTGTATGGAGCAAGCTATGTTTCTTAGACGTATGGTCGGTGTCCCAGTTAATTTATTATGTGATGCTGTACAATTGCAAGCACTGGTAATATTAGATAATGGGGTTGTAGTAGGTAAATATGAGTTCAAAGAATAGAGAAATTAAATTAGGAACAATGGTAGAAACACCCAAAGGTATTATCAAGGTTGGCTTAGTCAAATATGACCCCAAGAATGATGAATACTTTTATTCTGTATTTGGTAGTAAATGTAAGTGGTTTCATGAAAAGGAAGTAGTAGTATGCAAAGACCAACCAAAACGACGAAAGAAAAAATTAAAGAGTTCGCCAGTAAAAACAAAGAGGGCATTAAAGAAGCAATAGCTTTATTGATTTATGCTTGTATTGCTGTTGCATTTGGTGTTATTAATCAGCGACTAGAAAATGGCGTAATGATTATGCTAACTCTTATTCTATTTGATGTGTTAATTAATCAATTTTATATTCAACGTACATATTACAAATTAAAAGACCTAGAGGAAAAAATAAAATGAGAATTTCACAAGAAGAAAATGTAGTCAGAGTATTTAGACAAATGGTAGAACAAGGTTTTAGTGATTTCGTAATCTTGGAAAACAATGTGCTTAGTATTTTTGGTAAAGATGTACAAGGTCAAATGGTAACATTGCCACATTTAACCTTTGATACATTATCAACATTTCTCGTAAGACATAAACCACCTTATTCTCTCAAAAAGATTATCGCTGATATTGAGCATGATTTTGTTGGACCACATAAAGGTTATAAATGGACTCAATGTGTTCATAAACCGAATAAGCTAAAATACCGTGAAAGTAAAGCTGGTGAATTGGTATTTACATTAAACGGCATTGTACATTGTAACGAGGGTGATAAAATTATTATTGGTGTCAATAATGAACAATATCCTTGTGATAAAGAGATTTTTAAATTGTTATATGACGAGGTGGAAGATGCAAGTAATTAAGCGTGATGGCACAAAAGAGGAATACTTAGGTCAAAAAATTGAGCGTGCAGTAGAGAAAGCAATGTTTGCTACATATATGGCTATGGAACCAACTATGTTGGCAGAACCATTCCAAGTATCTTTGCACGTATGGAATATTATTAAAGATGTAAAAAAGGACGTTACAATTCATGATATTGAGCGTTTAATTTATAATAAATTATATGATGATGGTTATGGCGATGCCGCCATTAAATATATTGAATACAAAACAAAACGTGACGTGGCACGTAGTAAACATAAATTAACTGACGCATTTTTAGCACAGTATCCTGACTATCCAGATTGTATGGATGAGTTAGCTAAATTTGTTTACATCCGTACATACTCTCGTTGGTTACCAGATAAGAATAGACGTGAAACATGGAAAGAAACATGTGCTCGTGCTGTTAATGGTAACTGTTCGTATCTACCTACTGAAGATGGCGAACCTGAAAAACTATTTGACAACATGTTTAATTTACGACAACGTGTTTCTGGTCGTATGTTATGGATGGGTGGAACTGAGGCGTTAGAAAAAACACCATTAGCGGCGTATAACTGTTCTGGCATGGTAATGGATACATTAGAAGCATTCTCTGAATTGTTCTATTTGTTAATGGTTGGTACTGGTGTTGGTTGCCGTGTACTAAAAGAAGATGTGGCTAAGTTACCTCACTTCCATACCGATAAAGAAATTTATCATGTAAAAACTCCAATCCCACAGGGTTCTACTTTAGAACATACTAACGCTAAGAAATATGGCAATAGTCTTGTAATTACTGTTGGCGACAGTAAAGAGGGTTGGTGTGAGGCTTTACATGAGTACCTTACTGCTATGACTGATGTTACAATTCGTTCTATCTCTTTAGATTACAGTTATATCAGACCTCAAGGTGCCCCACTTAAAACATTTGGTGGTTATGCAAGTGGTTACAAATCCTTACAAGAGATGTTTGATAAAATCCATAAAATCATCACTAAAGAAAGTACAAATGGCAAATTGAGACCTATCAATGTATCTGATATTTGTAATATTGTAGGGCAAAATGTGGTAGCAGGTGGCACACGAAGAACAGCTGAACTTATTTTATTCAGCCCAGATGACGAAGAAATGCTACATGCTAAAGAGAATTTAGACCCAGAGCATTACTTCCGCTATATGTCTAATAACTCTATGTATTTAGAAAAGAAACCAAGCCGTGAAGAATTATCTAAATTAATGTACTCTATTAAAGAGACTGGGGAACCTGGCTTTATCAATGTGAAAGCAGCTAAAGAACGTAGGGCTGATTTTGCTATTGTTAACCCTTGTGCAGAAATTATGTTGCCAAATAAAGCTGTGTGTAATCTTACTAATATTAACGTATCTAAATTTATCGACGAGCGTGGTAATGTAATGATACCTCAGCTTAAAGAGGCTTGTAGATTATCTGCTCGTGCTTGTTATCGTTTAACAGAACCTGAATTAGAATTGAAAGATTGGTCAGAAATTCACCATAGAGACCGTTTGATTGGTTGTTCTATTACGGGTTGGCAAGATGCTGTTACTGGTAATTTAAGTAAATCAGACCAAGAGGCTCTGCTTGTATTAATGAAAATGTGGATTAACGATGCTGCAAATGAATACGCTGATGCTAATCAATCTCCTAGACCTGTATTGTATACAACAGTACAACCAGATGGTACTGGTGGTTTAATTAGTGGTTGTTCCGCAGGTGTTCATTATAATCACTCTCCATATTATTATAGACGAGTGCGTATTTCTACAAACTCTCCTCTGTATCAAGCAGTTAAACATTTGAAAGGTTGGAAAATTGACAATGAAGTTGGTCAGGGTGACGATGGCAATACTAAGGTTATTACTTTCCCTTGTAAGTCTAAGTCGCTTGTTACAAAAAACAACGTATCGGCGTTAGAGCAATTAGAGCAATATAAAATGATGCAACGATATTACGTAGACCACAATACATCTATTACGGTAACAGTTCAAGAAGATGAATGGGAAGACGTAATTGACTGGTTAGATAATAACTGGAAATACGTAGTTGGTATTTCTTTCTTATCTTTAAATCAAGATTATTATCCATTGATGCCATATGAAGAATGTACACGTGAAGAGTATATTGAGCTCAAAGCAAATATGGAACCATTAGACCATGATTTAGTTAATCGTTATGAATTTGAACTACAAACAGTAGGTAAAGATTTTGAGATTGATGAAGATAGTGAGTGTGAGGATGGACATTGCCCAGTTCGGTAGTGTCAGCGAGGGGGTTGACAGCCCCCTCTCCTTTTGCTATAATATAAGCATAGGAGGTGATGCTATGTTTGTTTACAAAAGTGGAGATATATTAAAATCTTCGGCACAGAATATTGTCAACCCAGTTAATACACATGGTAGGTCTGGTAAGGGTTTAGCGTTACATATTAAAAAAGCATACCCTTTAGTAGACAGAGAATTTTCTTATGTGTGTCAATCTGGTGAATTTGAAATTGGTAGTATTTTACGTTTACCGACACCAGATAACAGGTATATTTTATTTTTCCCTACGAAAGAAGATTGGAAGCATCCATCAAAATATGAATATATTCATGCAGGTCTTGAAACACTAAGATTTATTTGTCAAACATTACCTGAAAATTCATCTGTGGCTATACCCAAATTAGGATGTGGCTTAGGTGGTTTAGATTGGCTTAAAGTTCATGGTTTGATTTTACAATATCTTAAAGATATCAATCATGTTGTATTTTATATATATGGACCAAATGTAGGTGGACAGGAGGAATAATAATATGAAACATTTATTCCGAGCAAAAGACGAAGATGGTAACTTAGTATACGGTTCTGTTGTCTACGGTAAATCTATCCCAGAATATTGTGGAGACGAAGCTGATAACACTCATTTTTTCATAACTGATATCGAATTCTCTGAAAGATGGGAAGTAGTATTTGATGAAGACGGGTACGCAGACGATGAGTATTACGACAATTGGGATGTTGGTACAGTTGAAATTGATTGGAGTACTTTAGAATTTAATTTAAACGGACAGTGGATAAAATACGAGGTGAAATAATGAAAGTAGAATTAATAGCAAATACGGTATTAGAGCTACCAGTACACGCTATGAGCAAGTGCTATGGTTTTAATACCACAGAGAAGTCTTTAATTAATGCATGCAAATCTGGTCATTTATCTTTATTAGAACATGCGTATGCTACTTTTGATATTGAAATGAGCCAAAAATGTTTAGCACAAATCACAAGACATAGACAGTTATCGTTCACAGTAAAATCTACACGTGGTACAGATTTCAGTAATGGCGGTTATTTTGACTCTCATGAACATGATTGGACTGGTATTGTTAATAAAACACTAATTGCTGAACATATTAATAGTGTTATTGAAGAGCAGATTAAAAAATACCAACAATTAGTTGAAGATGGTGTTCCATACCAAATTGCCGCATATGTATTACCATTAGCTACCAATGTCACTATGACAGTTACTGGTAATCTTAGAGCGTGGTTGGAATATTTACCTAAACGATTATGTAAACGTGCTTCTCGTGAGCACCAAGCAATTGCTCGTGAAATTTACAAACAATTAAACAAAGCATATCCAGATTTATTTACATTAGAAATTTTAGGTATGTGTGAGGGTTGTAAAGAAACATCCTGTGATTTCACATCGCATAAAAAGCAACCTAAGACTCCAGTAAGAAAGGAACTACAATGAATACATTAATTATTATCATCGTAACTATGCTATCACTACTCACAGTAGTATGTGCTATTTTAACTAAATTGTTATCTGTTTTAACTATTATTGGTGCAGCATGTTGGCTATTAGGATTGTTCGGTATTACTGGCATGACAGTTGTATGGTTATTTGTTGGAACTATTGCTAGTGGTTTAAGTATTTTAATCTTGCCAATTCTAATTGCAGTAATTGCAGAATTTGGAGGTAATAATGGAGCCAATAATTAGCCCAGTATTTATATATTTAATTGGAATTTCATCCAATATCCAATTTCTATTTAGCTCACTAGCTGTTATGTGTGTACTGTTTGCTGTTATCGCTTTAACTATTTGGCTTGCTAGTAATACAACAATAACTTACAATAAAGAAGATGAAGAACATGAGGCTAATGTGCAACATCGTTGCATCAAAGTTCTAAAATATAGCGTATCATGTGCTGTAATATTAGTGTGTATGGCAGCATTAATTCCTAGTAAACAGGTCGCTACAGCAATGCTTATTTCTAGCTATGTTACGCCTGATAACTTACATGGTGCGAACGAAGTAATTAAAACTAATTTGCAAGACTATATCAATATTATTGTAGACGGTATTAATAAGGTAAAATAAAATGAAATCACTATTTAGAGCATTAGATAAAAATAGAGAATGGGTATATGGAACGGTGCATGTTGACCAAACAGGTAGAGCTGGTTTTATATTAACTACAGGTATTCGCAATCCATCTGATTATACATTAGATGAACTTCATGGAGAAACGCTCAAAATTGAAGTGCGTGCGGTTGATTGGAATACATTGCAAATTTGTGTTGGTAATGGATATGTACCATACTTCATTAATAAACCTAAAAACAGAATTGAGGTGAAGTATCTTAATGAATATACTGATAAAATTACGGAATAAGATGACAATACTTAATAGTCGTATGAAAGAGATTAATAATGTTGCGACTTTACATGATGATTTTATGGAAGTAGAATACTTATTAAATCAATGTCGTGATGATTTAGATGCACTTTTACAAATGTATCATACTGTTGATGTATTAGATGACGAAGCTATTATGGATGGCTTAAAAGGTCGTTTCCTTGTAAGACAAGGAGATAAAATTGCATTTATTACAGATAGTGAAACAGGAAGTGAAGTTGTATCAGTGTTTGATGTTCCACCGTCAGTCATTGGGTTGACATTTGACTATATAAATGGTAAACTAGAAGAAGATATAACAGTAGTAAAATTTATTCAAATCATTAATGGTTTAATGCAAGAAATGAAAAGATATGAATTCTCAAAAGGAGTATGGCTACAATATGAGTGCAGAAACAAGTGTTTATAACACAGCGAACGTACCAATTATGAAATACAGCCCATCTGTATTTACTAACATAATTGAGGCTGAATTACGTATTTATCAAGATAAAAGAGATTATTACGCCCAAATTCATGATGATATTAACATGAGGTATTACGAAGCCAAGTCAGACGCTTGTCGAGAATTACTTCGTCTTATCGTTGAGAAGTTTTAGAAAGGATGATTTTATTAAACAGGTAAGATTATTTATTCTCACAGTATTAGCGGTATTAACACCGTTCTTGACATTCGCTTATCCAGTTAATGTAGAATTGACTGGTTATACACACACTGGTAGTCCTATGGCAAATGGACAATATCCATATGTTGGTGCAGTAGCATCTAACGACTACCCTTTAGGAACGATTGTATATATTTATGGTCAGCCATATGTCGTAGCAGACAGAATGGCAGATGGCATCTATGGTGTCATTGATATTTTTATGGATAGCTATGATGAGGCTATCAAATTCGGCAGACAAAATGCCACAGTTTATATTAATTAAGGAGTAACAACATGAACAAAGTAATTCTTGAAGGCGTTATGGCTCGTGAACCACAAGTAAGAGAAGTAGGTAATGGTAAAGTATGCAACTTCACAGTAAAATGTACAGATACAGTAGATGTAAATGGCACACCAAAAGAACTCACCTCTTACGTAAATTGTGTTGCGTGGAATGAATATGCAGACCAATATATTAGTGCAATGGTTGATGAACCTGTTAATGTAGAGGGTCGCCTAACAACACGTAGCTACGAAAAAGATGGCAGAAAACATTATGTAACAGAAGTAAATGTAAATAAATAGGGGGTATCTATGCGAGGTTTTGAAAAAGTTTCATATATTGAAAATGGTTCTATTCCAGAACGCAAGACCAGTAATTCCGCAGGATACGACTTTAAAGTGATTGAGGGTGGAGTAATTCCACCCCATTCCACCAAAGTATTCAATACTGGTATTAAAGCATTTATGAACCCAAATGAAGTTTTAATGTTATATGTACGTTCTTCTATTGGTATTAAACGTGGAGTAACTCTTGCGAATAACACTGCTATTATCGACAGCGATTATTTTAACAATGAAGATAATGAAGGTCATATTATGATTGCACTTCACAATAATACTAATGATGGTGTATATATTGACAATGGAGAGACAGTGGCTCAAGGTGTATTTTTAACGTATTTAACTACTGGCGATGTGGTAAATACTGAACGTAAAGGTGGTATCGGTTCTACAAATGGCTAAAGACTACGACCAATGGTACGAGGAGATAATGAAGAATGCCGATACAGTAGAACATGGAATTAATACTATATGTAAATTAATGCGTAAACGTGAGGGTTGGGCAGATGCTACGGCATATATGAGAGACAAAAAATGGTTTTATAAAACTGGTCAATATTTAAAAAATAAAGAACGTAAAGAAGTAATTGACCCGTACGAACACATTAGTAAATTGTCTTACCAACAATCAGTAAATAAAATTATTCAAGCTGTACACGCATATGCTATGACGTGTGATGCCGAGGCGTGGGCTGTATTCTGTCAAAAGAAATTACAAAAGAAAAACTATCATGAGCCAACAAATCATAATGGGCGTAAATTAAGACCGATTAGACAAAGAATACACACCTTGTTAAAGAAATTACGTACATTTATTTGTATGTATGTCGAACAAGATGCCACGATTGATGATGATGTAAAGGAGTATATTAAGCGTGTTAGCAAGAAAAATAAAAAGTCTAAACGATAGTTATGAAAAGCATATTATGCAAGTACGTGTAGATGGTGATAAAGCTGCATTGGCTGTATTATCTGACGTGCATGAGGGCTTAAATAATCGTAGACAATTACAAGAAGCAGTTGATATGCTATTACACCTAGGTCCGAATTGTAAAGTTATCCTTGGTGGTGATAGTACCAATACTACTACTCGTAATTCTAAAGGTAATGTATTGGAAGAATGGGCTAGTGGTGATGAACAAGTATACGCTATTGTAGATGACTTAAAGCCATTATATGAAAGCGGTCAGCTTATTGGTATTACCGCTGGTAATCATGGTGCACGTGCGTATAATGATGCATTTATTAATGTTGAAATGATGATTGCAAGTTTACTTGGAGATAGAAGTCTCTACAAAGGTGAATTTGGTGTTGTATATTTTAATGTGAATAAAAATTGCTACGTCCACCATATCTTACATAAACATAAAAAAGCGAAAAATCATTATGATTATTTTAATGCTGATGTAACATGGTATGAACATTTCCATGAACCATATGCTGTACCTAAATTAGTTATTGAACATAACAAATACGTTAAGAAGCCAGTAGCTAAAGAGATTTGGGAATTACATCAAGGTTCATTCCAAGTGTATCCTGATTACTGTAAAGCAAGTGGTATTAGACCTACTATTGGTGGCTTTTATATTGCTGAAATGAGTGGTAATGAACATCAACGGCAAGTAATTCCTTATTTAGACCACCAATTACACTCTTTAATTGAGAGGGGGTACACACTATGAGTTTATTAAATACAGCCTATATTAACGTAGGCTTTAAAACTTACGTGCCACTTGATAGTATTGATTATATCCTAGATAGTACAGAACAACGATACAAACGCCTAGTCATTGCGATGAAAAAAGAGGGTTTAATAAAACTTGATGCCACTAAACGTAGAAAGTGTCGCAGTCTGATTGTTACGAAAGATAAAATGGGTATTCTATCTGCATTTCCACCTGAATATTTGTTAGGCTTAAATGTAGACGACGAAATACCAGAAAAGCTATTAGAACAAGATAAGATTGAAAAGGCAAAAGGTCGAATTCGTTATTATAAATGGGGGTATGAACATGGATATAAAACAGAGGAAGAATATAGAAGAGCGTGTGAAAAAGCCAAGACCCTCGGAATACAAGAAGAAGCCGAAGCCTAGTGCACAACAAGAATTATACGCTATGGTAAAGGCAGAAACTGGTAGTACTCAAAAGGCAAAAGAGGCGGCAGGTTATTCCCCTAATTATCCAACTAAATTGCTTGAACATACTGACACAATGGAAATTGCTTTAGAAAAAGCTAAACAAACAGTACAGAATAAATTTGTACAACGTGCAGAAGAAATGGCAGACCAAATGTATCATCTAGCATTGAATGCACGTTCTGACCAAGTTAAATTCCAAGCTACTAAGGATTTATTAGACAGAGCTGGCTTTGCACCAGAACAAAAAACAGTAAATGAAACCAGATTTACTACTGTTGAAGCTCGTGTTACACAAGATATGTTGGCACGTTTTAATCGTATTAAAGAGCTAGATAATAATAGTTAAAAATGGACATAAAAAAAGCCCCAGTTAAGGGGCTCTTTTTGTTTAAATGCGTTCCATCATTGCTTTCATTGTCTTATCAAGACCAACCATAGCAGCTGCTAATGGTAATTTATCAAAGATTTCTTTTGCATGTTCAGGTGGTACTTCTGCTTCGGCAAATGCTTCCAACAAACGTAAATCTACTGCAATAGCGAATAAAATTAATTCTTGTACAGTGCAATTCTTAACATCAACCTGTGCAGTACCATCTTTGAATGTTGCTTCAATTTCACCTTTTAGTTTAGATGCGTCAATATTTTTGATTAATTTTACATTTCATTGTGCACTCCTTTTACATTTACTACTACAAAATCTACCATAAACACGTTCGTGTACTGGTGGTAGTCTAACACCACAAACACAGCAATGAGTTGCTGATTTAGATACTTTCCTACCTGTTTCAGTGTCACCATGTTCTTTATCATATTGTTCCCATTTTAAATCGAATTTCTGTCGCCACGTTAACTCCTCTTTCGGTTGTTCAAAAGTTCTACGTGTTGTTGGGTTGCGACAGTATTCGCATAATGTTTCATTATTTGTAACCTCAAATAAGTGGTTACAACTATGACATTTTCGTTGCATAATACCTACTTTCTAACTTATTATAAATTACGAATACACATAATATTAATTTTTGGTGACTCATACATTAAGACGTATACACCTTTTTGAATATAAGATTTCCATCTTTCTTCGATTGTAAGTCTATAATCATCCTCATGTATTAACCGTAAATACATAAATGTAATTGTGTCTTTAGGTTTTATCATCGTACCTCCAAAATTACAATCGAATTTGATTGTTTATAAATATATTTGTATGCTTCTCGCATATCAAGGCTGGCTTTGTTGATATTTAAATAAGCTCTATCACGAGGTCTATAAGTATCAACGTCAATATATTTGACTCGACATAAATTTTTATTAATCATAATGTTCTCCATATTCTGATACCACCGCTCCTTGAATATAGCAAATGGAATATTGTTATCATATTAAGAGAAATTTTATTGCTACCATTACCTGTGTACATGTCTGAAGAGAATTCCTCATTTTGGACAAAAATAATTTTGCATTGCTCTCGTTTTATCATTTTACCTCCACTACTTTTACATGTGGCAGTTGTCCATATGCATATCGAAATGCTTCTATTAGACTGATAATAGCATTATCTTCATCAAGATATTGTGGACCTAGAAATCTTACTAATTCAGTACTCAGATATATCATTTCGCAATTATGTTTATTTATCATTTTGTCACCTTATATATCCAACAATTTTTACTATGTTGATATTGATGGTCATATACAACATGGGTAACGAGATTAGCAGTATCGTTATGTGCTATATCTGTATGTCCACATGTCTTAACTGTCCTATAAAATTTTATATGAATTAATTTACGTCTATTTACCACATAATCACCTCTACTTCATAAAAAGATACACCTAAATATTGATATATATAAAAGTTTTTAACAGAAGCCTGTCCAAATTGCATTTGTTTAGCAACACATACACTATTCCCAATATATCTATCATATCTGGTAGTTTTCGTATCACATGCAAATTCTTTATATATCATTAATCATCACCTCAAATACATATGATATTCTATTATATTGTCTAGCCAATGCGGCGTAACACGCTGTATAACTTCTTCTTTGTCCATAACTAGAAGATACAGGGTGAGTAGGCATATATTCAATATTTTGAATTGCAGTACAGAGTGCTACTTTATATATGTCTATCATGTTTAAACCTTTATAATATAGAATGCTGGTGTTTCGCTATAATTCCATCTGTACATTTCAATTAATTTCATTTCTCTCACACAATTTGTATAGTTATACTGTGCATGAGCATTATTAAAAACATTTCTCCAAGGAGAAAGTTTATACGCAACCCTGTCAGTCTTTTTCAACATAGCACAATACCTCCATTTCATAAAACAGTATATTATTATTATATTTTTCTACCAAAGCAGATACCAAACCCAACCCAATCTTTGCACCTACAACAGATGGGTGAAATGTATTCAGGCGACGAGCAACTCTGAATGTATTTCCTAGTGTTAGTTCTGTGTAAATATACCTATTAAGCATAGATTGGAACCTCATCGTCAGCTTCACAATTACGTATACAATATGAATGTCTACGCATGTCGCCATCAAAATTATACATATCCTTAAAGATACTTGTGGGGTTTAACCCAATATTACATACTGGAACTCTATTGAATTTATTTTGATATCGTTCAATATCTGGGATATATAATAATACCCATGTTTGTAAAATTTTATTTTGTATCATTTTCCCATCCTCTTTATTTTGGTTATTGCATTGGCTTCATATGTGGCATATGCATCACAGATAGCATGATATAAATAACAATCACTTCGAATACCAATTCCGTGCAAAGGAGAGAAATTTAAATCATTGCTAGTTTTATTGTAATAAGTATTATACTTTTGCATAATATCTCTATTCCTTATCATCTTCTTCTCCTTATTCCATAATATGCAGAGTAAGACATTTCTCCACCATATTTAAGTCTATATGCTACAGATAAATTACGTGTCAATAATACATAAGGTGTGGCGGTAAAATGGTTATTACTTTTGACAATTCGTGGTATATATGTCATTTTATCAAACACTACTATTTCATTAATATTTTTAATCATAAATTACTACCTCACTTACGCCTAAAAGCATATTAGTTGGATAAGCATTATATTTACTGGCGTATACATCATAAATACTTGTGTTTATTTTATGTACTGGATATGCTCGATATTCTTTATATACTGATTTTCGTGATGTATTATATAATAATGTACGCACCTCACAAGACTCTCCGAATGAATTAATCATAGTATTTTCCTTGTATATTCAGTCTTATTTGTGGGGAGCCGAAGCTCCCCTTAGAATTACTCAGCAGAATTTACAGCTTCTGTTTCGGCAACATTAGTTGCTTCATTATTAACTGGTGCATCTTCTACTGGTGTAGTTTCTACAGTTGGTTGAACCATCACAACAGGAGTTGGATTAGTCATTTTGTAGTGCTCGTAAAATTCAGTACCCATTTCACGGTCAATTCGTTTTAATTCTTGGATTAACAAGTAGGATGTTTCAGCACCACGTTCAACATACTTTTTAGTACGTGCTTGGATAGCTAAAGAAACAATTTGTTGAAGTTCACGAATGCGAACCGCACCAGATTTGGACAAGAACAAATATTTTTTAGCAGTCGCTTCGTCAAATGTAATTTTTGGCAATGCAATCGCTTTGAATTCATCTTTATGTGCTTGAGTATCCATGAACAATGTTACTGCACGAGAAAGACCAAATGGAGTTGCTGGGAATACTTGAGTTGTTTTCAAAGATTGAGCGATAAAACGAAGTTGTTCTTTATCAGATAAAGCGGAAACGTAATTAGTGATAATCAAATTCATTTGAGCTACTGTTGTCATAGTTATACCTCTTTCATTGTATGAGTAATAATAGTTTGTTTGATTTTTTGAGTACGTAATCGGTACTCATCTATACTATCTTTAGCATAGAGATAAATGATTTCGCATGGTTGAGTTTGACCAATACGGTGTATACGGTCCTCTGCTTGAGCCATAAGAGATGGTGACCACGGATATTCAATAAATATCGCTTTATGTGCATTAGTAAGTGTAATACCTACAGCACTGGCTTGCAGAGAACACAGTATAAGGTTGTAATTAGCATTCGAGTTAGAGTGACTTTGAAAATTATCAATATTCTTTTGTCTTTCTGTTTTAGTTTGACCACCGATAATGATTTTTGCATCAGGGAATTCCTTTTTCAACTTATCAATTATATTACGATGGTGTGCAAATACCACAAGGGACTCACCTCTTTCTAATACTTTACGAATATATTCAATACAATAAGGAAGTTTTTGCTTTAACACTTCTCTATCGTATTTTTCAATCTCCTCAAACGAAGTTGGTTCTGGTTGAGATATAGTACAACATGGAACCATGTGGACAGTTTTTGGAGGTAATTGTTTTTGGACTTCTTTCTTAATACGGCGTATCCAAATTTTCTTCATTGCTTCATTGAGCTTTGATAGATTGGAATGACCATCATAAGATGAACCCCAAGGTGATGCATAGTTACCACAATACTCTTGTAGAAACTTCTGCTTGCCACCTAGTTTATATGTAAGTCCTGCAATCTCTAATTGGCACAGCAACTCTTTAGGTCTGTTTAATACTGGTGTACCAGTTATCATAATACGATAACGAACACCCTCTACAAGTTTAAGAGCCGCTTGTGTTCTCTGGGAAGTGGGAGTTTTTAATACATGACATTCATCAAATATCACTTGCTGAATATTTAATTGTTTGAGCTTGGAAAGGTGGTGATTAAGCATTTCATAATTAATAATTATTACTTTGCTACTCAAATCATCTGTATTCACAGAGATATTTGCCCATGTTTTTAACTCTCTTTTCCAGTTTTCTTTAAGAGGTGCAGGACATACAACCACAGTTGGAAACTTATTCCTTTCTTTAATGACAGTACATACTTGGGCTGTTTTGCCTAGTCCCATATCATCACAGAGGAAGATGGATGATTGACTAAGCATCTTGTTTACCCCCTGTCTTTGATATGGGTATAACTTCATTAGGCAGATACCCTTACAGTACCTGTTTCATCATCATAAACACCCTTGATAGTGCCATAAGCAGCGTATGTAACCCCTTGTACAACACCCTCAAGTTCATTAAAATTGGTAACATACAATACAATGTCTTTCGATACTGTATTTTCTGTCATATCCCAAACAGAACCACCACAATCTTCGACGAATTGCATCATCATTTCGATTTTTTCTTGGTTCATTGGAACATTACCAGCCGAACAACGTATCATTGTATACGTAGTTTCGACTTTCTTTTCTTTCTTTGGGACAGAATAACCTGCACCAAAACCAACATAACGAAGATTGTACTCAGTAAAATTAGTTGGATACAAATATTTTGTTACAGTAAAGTAAATTTTATCTGTATCGTAGTACCAAGAAGATACAATACCACCATATGTCTTGATTTTGGCAGATAATTTATCAACATCGGCATCTGCATCTACAGAATATGTATAGGAGTTGTTGTAACTACCATATCCATAATTGCCACAAGAACCATAATCGTAGTATTTCTTGCGTTCTTCATAGGATGTATTGGAGTATTGAACGCCTGTTTCTTTGGATGTATTCCAAGCACCAAGAATAATGGTACCCTTTTTACCAAGGATAGCATACTTATTATTACCCATTGCTTTTTTCAAAAGATATTGAGTACTTTCTTCATATAACTTAGAACGTAAAGGATATAAAATTTCAGCACCGAAGTGCATTGTATCACTATAAGGTGCATTTAATGCTGCGGTAGGGGTGAAGTCAGCCATTACACCATTATGGGAGAAACCAATATCAGAGTATACATCTGTTTGACGCATATCATCAAGATTATCTGTTAACACAAAAGGATGACAACATTCTGGTGATACCTTACCAGACGTTGCGATACGGAAATGAAAGACACGGTCTTTATCCGTAGGTAGGTCCTTAACGGCAGACCAAAAACTTTCAAAGTCCATAAATCCTTTGCGGATATGTACTTTTTTCTTCTGCGGGTCGTAAATCATGAACCCTGCCCCATCTGGGTTATTTATAAAACAGTTGCGAAACTCCTTTTCAGAAATTTCAATACCCTTGCTTGCATAAGCGATAACACACATATTTTATTTCTCCTTTACTTTACCAATATTTTTACTGTCTAATAGATGAATTAATTCTGTATATCCACGCTTTTCAGCTTGTCTACGAATGTGAGACCAACCAATATACTTAATACTTTGCATATTAGCAACGCTAGTCAACGTATCAACAAATTGGATATATGCTTTCAATCTATTAACATTCACAGTACTTCTAAACATACGGAACTCAATTGTATGTGCAGGACATAAATTTAGAGCTCTATACTTAGCACCAGAGTCTTGAGCGTATCTAAAGATACTTCTGATTTCTTTCACAGTGTATCTGTACTTTTCACACCAGTTACGGTCACTATCTGTCCGATTGGACATATGCAGAATTGTGTCATGATGATTTTCAATAAAGCGTACCATTCGAGCGATACATAAATCGTCTTTAAAATAATTACGATTTACATGCATGTGAATACCAGCTCCACAACCTGCATCACCATTATTATCAACTAATCGTTGGATAAAGTTATTCCAATCCATATCATTTAGATGATATTCTGGAGTACATGGATGTGTTACAAACTCAATACCATCGTGTAAAGAGCCATCATGTTTAGCGTAGATAATATTATTCATTGGACCAATAATTCTATCAGCAGTACGGTCGCTTTCACCACAGCTATGGAATTCTAATTCGATACCAATAAACTTTTTACCTTTACCAAAGAATTTTGGTTCTGGTTTAAAGTTGTAAGAGTGAATACCTAGCATTGGGGCTACTGATTGAGAGCTGTAGTATTTACCGTTGTTGGCTCTAAAGAATTGGTCAGCTACTGCATAGCTGTACTTCTCGCCAGTATCTTCAACGGTAAAGAAGTCATCTTCAGAACGTCCATATGTACCATTATAACATACTAATTGGTCCTTAACAGATGGGTGGAAGAATGTTGTACCTTGATTATGAATATATCCGACCAACATCTCTCTTTTTGGACCACATAGATTAGATACTGGACAAGTAACCATTAAGGAGTCTACAAGTATTGGATGGATACCCGTGCTCTTTACAATGTCTCTTTCATCCTCAATATAGAATGGGATATTTGTAACATTACAAATAGCCAAATCTGGATTATTAGAAACAAGGTGCAATTCATCAAAACCAATGTAGAGATTTTCATAATCCTTGCCTAATACTAAATGGAAGTATTGTGGTTCATACCAGTTCCCACTTAAACATGATTGTTTTACGAATTCTGGTTTACTACGTTTATTAATATAAATCACACCACATTTAGTGTGAACTTCCATTACATCTGTTAGTTCTTCACCAGTAACAGCACAATGGGTAGCATTAGTACCTAGCTTAATATTATCATTACCATCAGGTAGTTGATAAATGTAGCTATCAATACGAGCACAGAAGTAGTATACTATATCGCCACGAGTGACAACAGTAAGAATATTGCCATAACGGTCTTTAATAATATCGCCAATTCGCCATGGTAATCGCTTATGGTTGTTCGAGAAAGCACCATGGTTAATAACGGTTCGTCCATTATTGCATCTAACAAGTTGACAATCTTCTGGCTTGATGTTATAATCAGTTTTGTATTGAAGTTCTTCCTCTTTAACAAAGATTTTATTATCGCCATCACTTAGGATATAACCAAAATTATCTTCGTGGTCGAAGCCATCACCAACAACACGCCAACGACGGTTGTTATGTTCTACAATACTCCCTAAAGTTAATCTCATAAAAAATCACCCTCCATAATTCTATCAACTGTAACTAAATTGGATGCTTTACGATGAAACTCACTGTCTGTGTAGAATGGATTTGCATAAATGGCAATATTACCATTTGGTAGAGTTTCTGAGCGTCCCACTTGACATAATCTGTATCGAAGACTACGTGTAGGTTTAGCAAACACTACACGGAAATGGCGTTGTACTTCAAAATTAGGCATTGAAAATTCCTCCTTTTTTAAATAGTAAGCCTACGCTATTATAAAATAAAGGTGATGTGATTTCTTTATTTTTGCTATAATAGCGACGAATATCTACAATTTCTACCCCTTTTAATGCTTTGGTCCAGACATTATTTTCAGGAGTAAATAAGGCAACTTGTGGATTGTATAAGTCTTGTGCTAAAGTTGTTGATGCAACTAGACGTTCCACAAAACCTAATTTAATTTCCACATCGTTGTAATAACGAGCAGCACATAATAAGCCATTAATGAATACCAAACCTAAGCAACTAATACCATCATCGGCAATAATTACCATTGGCGTATCAGGTTTTGCTTTTCGTTTAGTGATTTGGTATAATCCCTCACCAAAGTATCCTATACTTCGTAAGTCAGTACCAAAGCGTTTCAAACTATTTTTAATACTAGCTACTTGTGCCCTTGGAATGGCAATCATAGATACATACTTTTCACCATTAATTTGACCAATGCGTACTGTGCCGATATCGTAAGTTTGAGAACCTACATGATACGGTAATCCACCATATTTAATAGCTTCGTCATCCATATCAGTTCGCACTAACAGGACTTCAGGGCGATAAAACTTAGTGGCATGGATACGGTATTTACCCTTTTCTATTTTAGAGCAAATGTCAGAAAATCTGTCAGCTTTGGAGTATTTCGCTCCACTAAATTCAGTGAAACATACAGTATTTTCTGTGTCAATGTATGCAGAGAAACCAGTTTCTGCATTAACTGTAACGGCTAGGTTTTCCATTTTATTCTCCTTTCGGTAATCTACCTAGTGACAAACAACCCATAATATTACTGCCTGTTCTAATCACTTGAGCAGGCACTCTTAAATCCCTACGGTGAGGATAAGAGTTTATAAACAGTTGGGATACAATGTATGCAACATTCTCCTTTTCAGGAGGTAAATCAATACATGTGTATCTACTTTCTGTTACAGGGACTCCATCTTCATAATGGGAAAAATGGACTTCTTCCTGTAATCTCCAAGCCTCACCTGTAGGTTCAATTACCCGCACTACTTCACCATCTTCATTGAGGATAGTAATATCATGCGGAGTTTTATTAATTAGCTCCACGTTTTCCTCCTTGTGTCTGTTCCCATAACCACATTTCAATAGCACCAGCGAGTTCTACATTACGAATTTCGTTGAAAGATAAAAGACCAAAGTCTTTATCTGGGAAAAAGTATGCATCACTAACATCAAATACGCCTAAATCAGCACTATCTTGAGCTACAAGATGAGCATGTTTCCCAAAACACACATGCCAATTATATGGTGTATTTTCAAACGCCATATCAGCTGGTTTTACTAGAGAGTTATATAAGAAAATTTTATCCTTTGGTGTTAATTTGGTAGCCTTAGTAGATACTTCATGTACAACACGTGGAGTAAACTTTTCTTGTTTCCATAATTTGTATGCTAATAAAACACATGGTAAACTGACATGGTATATTTTTGCTACTTCAATCAGTCCATCGTTACTAATTGCATTATTGAAATCATAACCAATACGTCGAGCATCTTCCTGTTTAGCTTCGATAATTTTATTAAATATACCAAAGATTGTTCTAGCCATATTATTGACCACCTTTCCAAATAATATACACACAATATAACATGTATATCAAAATCAATAAAACTATAATATCGTGCATATATTCACCTAAAATAAAAGGGCAATCAACCCTAACCCTAGAATAATAATAAATATTCCAATCATCACAAGAAACACTAGCCACCAAATATCATTATTCATATGCCCTCCTAATCTAAAAATATTACCCAACCATGGGATAGGCAATACTGTCCCCATATCACTAATAACACGAAAACACCAATAATAAATAATGTATCTTCAAGTACAGCCTTTTCTTTAGACTGTTTACGATACAACTCTTTACGTGTCATAATAACCTCCAATTTAAAAAGACTGGAAAATTAATCCCAGTCTAATTCACCTTTCTTATAATACTCATGTTCCAACAATACGGTATGTATAGACACGCACCGCTCTGTGGCAATGCATTCAAGGTCATCCATACCTAATTGGTCTGGTAAATCTTCACCCATATAATGGGCTACCATTCTAGCACTGTCGAAGAACAAAAAGAATGTTGTTCCAGCAGGGTATTGTGCATGAAATTCTTGACACATTTTATACCTCCATGTCTGCCCATGTATAATAGTCATGAGCGTTTCTCATATAATGCTTACGACACTCATCTATTTCTTTTTGGGTGCGTAAATCCCACACTTTGACCATACGACGATACGTAGTCCCACGCTCTTCCCATGGGGCAAAATATTCATCCACTTTGCATAAAATTGCCAAAGCTGTGTCATAATCTTTAGCAATGACAACGTGAGAATTAAAACGGTTCATCTCTACATCATGACGTGCAAACACGAATATATTAGCAGGGATAGTGTGTTCAGATAAAGACCAAGCGTTCATAATACGCTCCTTTCTCGCCTTATTTCTGGCGAACTACGCACCGAATAATGAAGTACCTAGGTACTCAACCCAACGTGGTGCTGTCCGTTGGGACAACCTGACTATCCCACATTTCCGAGCCATTGGGTGAAAACCCAGCAACCATGCGGGCTGACGGACGACGGAGCAAGCCAGCCAACCACCCAAAGCAAACGTATGTTCGATGCTACATCAAATTATATTTTATATAATACATATTCGTGAAATTCAATTGCATGAAATATAATATATAAAAAATATATCGTGCGTGATTATATATAATTAAAAATAATTGTATCAAATTAAATTTTACTATCATAAAACAAGATATAATAAAATACCACATATATATAATTTTGTCAATAGCCCTAGAATTCATTATTTTAGCCTCTAAGGTGCTTCTAACTATTTTTAGGTATAATCTACCATGAAAAACATAAAAACGCCGTACAGGGCAAATAAAGCGTTTTAATTTACACAATTAAATTGTATCAAATAAAATTGCGCATAAAAAAAGGCTACCCTACACAATAGGATAGCCTCAAATATAATTTTATACAACTAGCAATAATCACGATTGAATAATACAAAATAAGATTGCATACAATTAATTGGGTATGATGATACACAATACAATATAATCGAATACAATTCAATTGCATACAATACGGTTGCGGGGAAAATAAAAGTATCAAATTCCATTTTATAAAATATAAACGATATAAGATAATACAGTATAAGATATAATAGAATAAAATCAAATTGCATACAATGCAATTTCTATAAAAGAAAATAGTATAAAACTCAATTGCATAAAATACAATTCTATACAATGTAATTCGATTGCCAACTGCATTATACACAATTCAATTTTACACAATGTATATAAACATATGTTCGATTATACAGATAAAAAAATACACCAGATAATAGGATACAATTAGATTGTACACAATTGACTGGCGGGGGAAAGAATAATATAAAATTCCATTGTATCAAATTAACGTATATACATATATAAAAGTATAAAACATAATTGTATACAATTAAAATTACAAAATAAAAAAAGGGTAGCCTTAATAGACTACCCTCTAAGATTTACTATTTTTTGCTTGCTAATAATTCAGCCATCATAGCTTCTAAACGTTCTGCGCGTGCTTCTGCTTCAGCATTCTTTTTCAATAACGCTTGCATATCAGCTTCTAATTGAGCTGTGCGACTATTTTTAGTTGCTTTTTGCTCTTTTTCGTTTTCAATTTCAGGCGTACTTAAATACACTCTATCTGCATAGAGTTTACACACTAAGCCATTATCAGATACGGCTTGAATAACACCTGTACCACGAACACCCTTAACATTAGCCAATGGTAGTACAAAATTACTGCCTTTGCTACTACGCACCACGTCAGATAAATTAGCTTGGATTGTTACAGTAACAATACCAGTGCTTTCGTCAACGTCGCAAGTATAGAGTTTATCTACTAAAGGTAATTGCTCTTTTTCTTGCAACTTGCGTGCATTTTTAAATGCAGTTTGAATGTCTACGATGTTTGTTGTTGTTTGTTTTGTTGCCATAATGGAACCTCTTTCTGCCCTTGAGGGCTAGTAATATAACTGGATACTTGTTTGTGTATCCTGCAACCCTAGTCGGTTGCCTTGACTAAACTATGCCACATATCCAATCATATAGTGTAATGCGTTGTATTTACCCCGTGTTTTGCGACATTAACCCCCCCACTTTATATAGTGCGTTGTAATACTATGAATTTTGCCTTTTCTATCGTACATCTGTTTGCCCTTTCACTTGCCCACTTCAGGGGGTGGGGCTTCGCATTCGGGGCGTGGGGGCGGGACATAGAAAATAGAGACTGCTTATACAAAAATTCAAAGGTGCCGAAAAAGGTTTCCTATCTTATACAAAAATCCAAGGTCTTTTAAAACCATCGTCTACACTTATACAAAAATCCAAACACTTCCTGTAGGTAAAAATATACAAAAATTCAAAGGGGGTAGGGCTTCTAAAAATGGCAGTACTATAAAATAGAAAATGAATGTAACATGAAAGAATTGTATCTCCCCAGAATACGAAAATGGACGCTATTTTTAATTGACAGGTGGATATTGTAATACGGTTGAAATGGTGGGAGGGGTATCGTAAGTACCAAAAAATGGCAAACTACGTATAGTGTAGTTTACTAGTCTTTTTTCTTTGTCTTTTCTTTCTTTATATATTTCTTTCTTTTCTTTTTCTTTTTTCTTCCTCGTATTAGAGTTACTAGTAGTAGAAATACTCGTCAGAAAAAATACGTATCAGCTTTCTCAGGGATACACTTCAGAGTGGTATTACGAAAGCAGAAACGTAGAGTATTTTCTTTCTGTAATTATCTGTAGAGTAACAAATACGCTACAAAATTGTATTTTTAGGAGAAAGTAATGAAAGGGTAAGAAAGGAGAGACGTAATGTCGAAAGAGATTGAACAATTAGCTGAGATTTACGATAGATGTGAGAATGACTTGGTATTATTTAGGCAGATGTTTCTTCCAGCGGAGAACGAAGTAAAGCCTGCTTGGTTCCACCGTAAATGGGGAGAGGTATTACTAAACGGAGATAGACATTATGCGGTAGAGGGCTTCCGTGAGAGTGCGAAAACTTCGTACGTATTAAGAGCTTTTCCAATTCACTGTTTGGTATTTCCATCCAAGAAGAAACAATACATCGTATTTATCATGGCTAACCAACGGGCAGCCAGCCGAAGGCTTAAAGATATTGCAGAAGAATACACCAGTAATGAATTAATGAACCTTAATCTTGTTCGTATTAAAGAACAGTCTGAGAAGGCATTTGAGATTGTGGTGAAGGATAAAAATGGTGAAGAAATCACTGTACGTATGGAAGCGTATGGTAAAGGTTCTAGCGTCCGTGGTTTGAATAACAAGGATAGACGACCTGATATTATCCTCATAGATGACCCTCAAGATTTGGAAGATAGCTTATCTGATACAGTGCAAAAATCTGACTATCAATGGTTCTTATCTGATGTGTATTTCCTTGGTAAAAACACACGGATATTCTTCATTGGTAATAACCTTGGTGAAAAGTGTATTATTGAACAGGTAATATCCAACAAAGAGGAATTAGGTTTTGATGCTGAGCGTATTCCTGTATTAAATGAAGATGGTAAATCTAACTGGGAAGAGATGTATCCAGTAGAAGCGATTAATGATGAGCGTGAAAAGTGGCGTAAACTTGGTCAGTTAGATATTTGGGAACGTGAGAAACTATGTATTGCTATCTCTCCTGAAAGCCAAATCTTCAAGAAAGAATACTTCCGCTATTATGACCCTAACGTATTGAATATCGAAGATTGTTCTATCTTTATCGCTTGCGATTTAGCTATTTCTGAAAAGGAAACAGCTGACTTTACATCTGTCTGTGCTGTTGCCGTAAATCCAGAAAACCATTGGTTCCTATTAGAGATTGATTATGGACGATGGGACCCAACGAAAACAATTGACACCATCTTTAGAATGGTACAAAAATACCGACCAATCTTTGTTGGTATTGAAAAGGTCGCTTATCAGGCGGCTTTAATTCATTTTGTGGAGAAAGAAATGATTGCTCGTAATACTTGGTTTACAGTTAAACCATTAGAGGCTAAGGAGAAGAAAGAAATCCGTATTGCCGCATTACAACCACGCTTTAAGGCTGGTACATTGTGGTTCCCTATGGGTAAAGACTTCTTGGTAGAGCTTGAGAGCGAGTTTTTATCATTCCCTAAATCTTTACATGACGATTTAATTGACAGTTTAGCACACATTTCAGCTATTGCTAGTCCACCTGTAGGAACATTTGGAACAGTTAATACTGCTGACATACCGATGGGAGGTGCAATGTAATATTGGCTGATGAATATATGGTTGAATTAACGGGTGAAGAGGCGGATAAGGCTTTATTAAAATCTGTACAAGCTGACATTACGGAAGCTGAGGCATACCAACAATCTATTATTGAGCCTACAGTCCGTGAGCGTTATCAGATTTACTATGCTGATAAAGATTACTACGCTAATAAATTCCCTATTTTAAGTAAAACTTCTTCTTTGGTATCTACAGATGTGGCAGATACTATTGAATGGGCGTTACCATCTTTGATGAAGGTATTTACTGGCTCTGACGAAGTAATTACAGTAGCTGGTGTTACTGAAGAAGATGACCAAAATGCAGAAGTTATGCAAAGTTTACTTGTATATCAATTGCAACGCCAGAACAAATTCTTCCCTATTCTGTATAATTGGATGAAAGACTCCTTGATTACAGGTATGGGTATTATCAAATGCTATTGGGAACGTACAGAAGGGTGGACACCAGAAACACAAAAGCTCAATGCAGAGGCTTTACAGCTATTAGCTCAGACTGGTGTTGAAATTACCAATGTACAAGGTCCAGATATGATGGGGGACTTCATGGTTACATGGAATTCTCCGTATTATATTAAGAATAGCCCTAAAATTGAGAACATCTTAGTATCAGAATTCCTTTATTCTCCTGATGCTAAAAACCTCGAAGATGCGAATTTCGTGGCACACCGTAAAAAAGTTACCATGTCTCATCTTCGTCAAAAAGAAAAAGAGGGTATTTACGCTAATGTAGATATGGTTAAACCAGATAATGGTCCTACATCTTGGCTATCTAACGAAGTAGAACAAGCTATTGGCGATAATTACACTCCTCTTAATAAAAATAATCAAGAAAAAGCACGTGATGAAGTTACAATCTATGAGTGCTATACCAAGATTGACTTCAATAACGATGGTATTCTTGAGGATATGATTATTACCGTTGCTGGTGATGTAATCCTACGTGCTGAACCTAATTACATGGGTAGACACCCATTCTTCTCTATTTCTCCAACTAAAGACCCACATCGCATTTGGGTTAAGCGTTCTTATGCAGAACTTATTGGTGAATTACAAGATATGAAAGTAGCTTTAACTCGCCAAATCGTACAAAATATTGCATTGACAAATGACCCTAAAATGATTTTGTCTGAAGATAGTATTAATATCTCTGACTATATTGAAGGTCGTAAGGTTATTCGTAAAAAACCAGGTGCTAGTATGGGCGACGTAGCTATGTCCATGCCTGTAAACCAATTATCCCCACAAACTTTCCAATTCTTAGAATGGCTAGAGGGGCAAAAGGAAAACCGTACTGGTATTACACGTTATAATCAAGGTTTAGATGCTAACAGCTTAAACAAAACCGCAACGGGCATATCTGCAATCCTTGGGCAAAGTGCACAACGGCTTGAATTAATTGCTCGTATGTTTGCGGAGACAGGGATATCGGAACTGTTTCGTTTTATGGTTAGCTTGAACCAAAAATTCGTAGACCAAGAAACAGTGGTTCGGCTAACTAACAAACAGTTACGTATTAGCCCTGACGACTTAAATGGTAATTTCGATTTGGTTGTTAATGCTGGTATCAGTATTTCTACTAAAGAGTCTACTATTATGACTTTGCAAACAATGCTTACAGCTTTAATGCAAACACAAGCAGCTGGTATTCCTATTGTTACACCACAAAACATTTACAATCTATTCAAAAAATGGATTGAAAGTGCTGGCTTTAAAAATTACAACGACTATGTTACAGACCCTGCTGTTGTACAACAACGTGCAATTATGGATATACAACTTAAACAACAAGTCCTTGGTAGTTTACCACCAGAAGCATTACAAGCATATATGACATTTGGTGTATTACCACCTCAATACTTATTGATGCTACCACCAGAACTACAGTTATTATTTGGAGGAGAAGGAAATGGAACAGAACAAACAGGATTATTCAACACTCTACAAGGAAACGGAGCAACTCAAGGCGGAAATGGCGGACAAGGATTTAGCTTTGGCGGTCCAAACCTTGCTCAAGGACTGGTTGGGGGCTTATCAAGAACTGATAATCAATCGCCTCAAATCGTGCCACGTAACGGAAATGGAGCACCAACGGAACCTTCTCGTAGCGTCGGAGGCTTTTAATGATTTCTTGAATGCTATTATTACAAATGGCGTAATTGCCGAACAAGAACTGGCAACTTTACTGGAAAAGCACAAATTTGAAAATCAACGTGGTTATTATCCAGTTTAGTTATACAACTCATGATTGGGGGTGATAGTAAGATGACTGAATTCATATTTGGCGTAGTATGACGGAGGTGGTCCTATTATCTCCCACGTTCTGGGTAATGAACAAATTTATAGAAAGGATAATGTATTTTGAAGATTTCTTACAGTCCAACAAAATTGCCTTTTCAATATGACATTAATTCTGGTACATTTACTCCATTATCTCAAGAGAAACAAAAAATGGACAAAACACCAGAAAAAGAAGAATATAGTGAAAGGCAAAATTTTTCGGCAGAACAACAAGCCTTGCTAGATAAAAAACCTAGCCCTAATGCAAAACCACAGCATCAGGTTATGACAGCTAACCCTACGCCTAGTCAACCGCATATGGATTTGACACCACGTATGGGCTATGCTCCAATTGCAGAACAATTGGCAAAACAAGCTGGTGTTCAAGCTGCTGTTCCTAACTACCAAGATTTTATGAAGCAAAGAGAACCGATTAATCAGGCGAAAGCCCAATATGAGGCTACTCAAGGCTTCCCTAAAGACGGCATATATAAGCCATCACAAGATTTTACATCTGTGAGCATGGCACCTAAATTCCAAAGTGATGGTAGTAAAGAATTTGCAGCCAGCCATCAAGGCTTGTCTAATCCTAGTGCTATTTATGATATTTTGCAACAAGGTAAGGCTTTAGAGGAAAAATTCCGTAACGCAGCTGAAGGAAACTATACCCCATTAACTATGGGACAGATTGCTCAGCAACGTATGGATGCTATTCCTCAAGATATGGCTTGGGCACGACAAAATCCATTCTCTAAAGAAATGGGTTATCAATGGGCGGACGACGGTAAACTCGGAGAGTTAGGTTGGGGAGCAGATGACATTACGTCTATGAAAGCAAGAACTGAATTTCATCCTCAAGAAATCGAAGAGTTATATCGGCAAGGAGCCATTCGTGCACCATATCGTGAATATCTAGCAGAACAAGAACGCTTACGCCAACAAGCAGAAGCTGAAGCTGCTAGAGTGGCACAAGCTAGAGCTGCTTCTTATGGTGGTTCCTATGAACCATCTTATGATGAAGCACCTAGTGTAAGCTATGAACCAGAGGTGAGCACTCCACGTGCGATGATGCATTACCAACAACCAGTATACACTGCTCCTAAACATGAGTCTATTTGGGAAGGCTCTGCCATCGGTAGATTTTTCAATGGCTTAGGTGGTAGCGGTGGTAGTGATAATGTTCGTGATTACTATGCATCCAACCCTGCTGGATTAATTTAAGATTATTCACCAACCCACTAGGGAGTGAAAGGAGAACGTAATGAAGGATTTTGAATTTGATTTGCAATTATTTGCAGAGGGTGAAGCTGAAGTACCTGCAACAGATGCTACACCAACAGAACCAACTGGCGATGTAGAGGGTAATGATACTCCAGCACAGCCTGCTGATTTTGATTTTGGTATTGACGAAAACGGAGATGTATTCTTCAATGGCAATCGAATGTTTGCTTTTGATGGTGATGATGAACCTGCCCCTGAACCAGAAACGCAGGACTCTGATGAAGGACAAGCAGAACCAACAGAACCAGAAAATGCAACACCAGAACCACAGATGTATACAGTCAAAGTTGACGGTCAAGAAATGCAAGTTCCACTTGAAGAACTTTTGAATGGCTACCAACGCCAAGCAGATTATTCTCGTAAAACACAAGCATTAGCTGATGAACGTAGACAGTTACAACAACAATATGCTCAGTATCAACAACCACCAGTACAACCTGAACCACAAGAGCCGCAACAACCACAATTTACTCAAGCGGAATATTATAATAAACTTGCAGAGTTTGCTAAGGGCGAAGTTGAGCGTAATTTAGGCGTTGAGTTTGATGAACTCAATCCAGTTCATATTGCTGCTTTAACTGATAGTGTTGCTACAATTAAGGCACAAATCTACGAACAACAATCTATCCAGAAGAATTTTGCTAATGTAGTCAATCAGTTCCGACAAGACCCGAACTTTGAAGAAATTGACCGCTACGCTGAATGGCGTTTACAAAACATGCCTTATCAACAAGCAGTAAAAATTCAAAATGCTTTAAACAATTACGATGCTGATACAGTAGCACAATTCATGACAGCAGCTCGTAATGAATATTACGGAATGTTGAATGCACAACATAATCAGCAAAATCCACCACAACAAGTGGTACCAAATATTCCACAACCAACTGCAAAACCAAAGCCACCTGTCCTTGAACAAGCAGGTAGTGGTACACGACCTCCAACATCTGTTACACAAGATGTAGATTTCAAGGCGATGGGTAAAATGACTAATGACCAGTTGGTACAATTATTCCAAAAGACTGGCTTGACCCAGCTATAATTTTTTGAAAGAGGTATAAAAATTGGCAGATAAAGATATGGCTGTCCGTTCCTTTACCATTGTAGGTAAAAAAGAGGACATTACTGATTTTGTTACAGCAATTGACCCTGACCAAACGCTATTAACTAATAAGTTTGGTAAAACTAAAGTTACTTCCACTGAGCACGCATGGTTGAATGACTCCTTGCGTCCTGCTATGGAAAATGCCTTCCAAGAAGCAGTTGACTTCGACTCTCAAAAGGCAAATCCACGTAAACGTGACTCTAACTATGTACAAAAATTCTTGCATGGCTTAACTAATCTATTTTTAAATCCTATCAGTATTTAATGGAGTAGGTCATGTAAAATCTAGCCATATGCTGGAAACCCATAAAGCTCTTTTTACCCAAGTGTTAAAATAAAGGAGATGACCGTATGGAAAATTGGCAATCAGCAGGTAAGGACTTCATATACCTACTAGGTGTCTATTTTGGTGATGGTAGTATTACCAAGAGAGGACCTAAATCATATCAATTTGCATTTGAAACTATAGATAGCGATTTTATGGATAAAGTATTATCCTGTATTAAGTCGCTAATTGGTAAAACACCAACAGTTAGTAGTAGACAACGTGGTGCGAACCGACAACCAACACTGTATTTTTCTACATCCAATGAATTATTTGAATATATGTATACAATCACCAATAATAAAAAATACATTCCAGATTTTATTTTAAATGGTGATACAGAAACTAAAAAAACCTTTTTAATAGGATGCTTAGACTCAGATGGCTGGGTATCTAGGCATCACCATAAAAATGGTTTGAAGCAATTCTCTATGGGCTATTGCAAAGGTGCTAATTATATCAATGACATATATAAATTATTGAACGATGTTGGATTACAAGTTGGTTTACCTAAAGCAAAACAAGCGAAATCTGGTAATTTATATTACACTATTAGTATTAATATGCAAAGTTGGATTAAAGTAGGTATGGTATTCAATATTGCTCGCAAAAATGCGAGAGTAGAGGAATACAACAAAAAGTGGAGTAAACCTCAACGACTATATGCTAGACAAGATTAATGAAGATATAGTCTGAACTCATATGAGAGTATGAGATTAACAAAATTGACTCCGTTACTGATACAACTCAAGCAATCGCTAAATATGGCGTAGCAGATGAGTTGGGTTACCAAATGGTAAAAGCGACTAAGGAAATTGGTCGTGACCTTGAATATGCTATCGTTCGTAATAAATCCAAAGTTATGGGTGATGATGCAATCGCTGGTAAAATGGGCGGTATTCCTTACTTCTTGGAAAACTTCAAAGAGGTAACTGCTGCAACTACTGGTGTATTCACACTTACAAACCATAAATTTGTAAATGGCGATGTTGTTGTATTCCGTGGTAAAGCAGGTAATGCACTTGATGCTAACTTGAAAGCTAACACTCAATACTTCGTAAAAGTTATTGATGCTAATACTTTCAACATTTGTGCAACTGAGCAAGAAACAACTGCAACTGCACCTACTGTTATTAAACCTGCCGCTGCTATTTCCGCTGGTAAATGCGAATTAACTTCTGGCAACGCAGTAGATGCTGGTGCTATTACTGGTGCAAATGCTGGTAAATTGACATTCGACATTATCAATGATGCTATGCAAGCAGCTTGGTCCCGTGGTGGTTCCATTGATTTCGCTGTAATGTCTGGTAAAAACAAACGTGTATGCTCTGGTTTCACTCAAGGTACTACTAAAAACCGTGAACAAACTTCTAAAGAATTGGTAGAAGTTGTAGATGTATTGGAAACAGATTTCGGTCGTATTGACTTGGTTTCCCATCGTATGTACACAGATGACGTAGTAGACTTAATCGAAGCACAATACTGGAAATTGGGTTACTTAATTCCATTCCACGTTGAAAATGGTTTGCGTAAAGGTACTTACAAATCTAAATACATCACTGGTGATGCTACTTTAGAATGTACTGCACCTATTGCTAACGCTCGTATTTACAACATCACAAAATAATAAATGATATGGGGAGGGCGACCTCCCCTATTTTTTTTAGGAGGTACTATGAATATAGGCACACAAGTAGAAATTGACCCTAAAACTGGTGATTGGAAAATCAAACAAACATATGATGAAGGTGTAGTACTTCGTGAATGTCAGCGTATGCGTGATAGCATGGAAGAAGGTCGCATTCATGATGGTAAAGCCAAGAAGATTGCCATGATACCTAGACACCGATTTGCTACTGACTTTGAATTAATGCAATACCAACAATGTCAAGGTAAAGATAATATTGAGGCAGCTAAATGGCTAAACATCTGGTTAGCTAAAAATCCAGAATTCCGCACCACTAACACAATCTACTCTGAAAATACAGGTAAAATTATTAAATCTACAGCCAAATATGGAGGCGTTTAATGATTAGAGTACAGTCCATCGTTGAGAGTATTTTATATAACTTAGATGAGGCATATAATCGTCAACACTCCAACAGTGAACTCATTGATGCAATTAATACGGTATTGAGATATGTCAATTTATCCCTTATCAACGTCGAGAGCTCTTACATTGCGAATAAAGTGCCGTTAAAGCCGAATAATGGCGTTGCTAAGTTACCAAGTGATTTCGGTAAATTTGGCTCCATAGAAGAAGATACAAATGATACTTATGAAATCATGGGCAAAAAGATATACATTAAAAATGATACTACTTTAAAGTATTATCGCATCATTGATGAAGTTGAAGATGTAACAGACGAGATTGATTTACCTCCAATTTTATTTGATTTATTTGTACGCTTTGCTACTATGTTACTCCGTAAAGAGCCTGATAAAACAGGTGGTTCTGACGGCATGGCTAAAATGATTGCCGAAGAAATTCGCAAAATGACAGCCAGTGATGCTAGTAGACCTATTGAGCGACCTATGCAGTTTTATGTATAAGGAGTAAGCATGAAAGTAAAAGAGATGTTAATTCTAGCACGGCAACGTCTTGGTGATATGCAGAAAACATCATACTCTGATATTGAGTTGATTTACTGTTTAAATAACGCAATTGACCGCTTATCCTATGAATTATCTCATCAAAATGACCCTGAATTGACGAAGAAATTAACATTAACTGGTACAACTGAAGTAAAAAGACCAGATGATTTTATCGCATTCCAAGGTCAATTTCCTGTTGAGTTTGAATATAGAGTTGATGGTCCAGTTATGAAACACTTAGACCCAGAATTTGATGGTGAATTAGAGATTGTATACTATGTTGCAATGCCACATGTTAAATCTCTTGAAGATGAAATCCCATTCAAACGTGTTATGTTCAATAAACAATTATTGCAATTTTTGCTGTATGAAGCTAAACCATCTCTTGAAAAAGAGTCTGATGGGAGCAATACTACACCAGCTGACCAAGGCTAGGAGGTAATATGACAGTAAAAGAATTAATGACAAAAGCGGCATTAAGAAACCGCTTATCTGATAGCATTGAAAGTGGGTATGATGATGATGAATTGATTGCATACTTTAATGATGCAATTGATTTTGTATGGCATGTACTCATCGACAATAATTATTATGAGGTTATCGGTGATATTACTTTCACACAAAAGGAAACACCTACACCAGATGATTGGTATAAAGCCACTAATCAAGCACCATTACTTTTGAAAAACAAAGGTAAAACAATTGAATGTTACGGTGAATTACCATACACTGTACGATACTATCGTAGACCTCAATTTGTATCTACAGTTAATGATGAATTACCGTGGACAAATGAAGCATTCTCTAATATTCTTGCTCAATTAACTATCGTATTTGCAATGAGTAATCATGAATTCGATATGACAGTAGAACAAGACTTTGTGGAGGCTATTATTAATTATTTATAGGAGGATAAATGGATAAACAAAATAACCTACCATCTACGATAAATGGTGATGGTCGTAAATTTATCTCCTTGTTAAAAGGGTATTTAAACGATATTAAGGCTTCTTTAGAAGACCAAATCAATGAAGCTACAAAGATTTGGAATGGTATTGCTGACAACCCTGATACTATTTCTGAACAGGTCCGTAATATTACCATAGACGAACGCTCAGTTAATGGTAGTGTATCTCTAATTCTGAAATGGGATAGTACTCCTATTAAACAATATGCAGGCGTAAGTATAGATGTTAAAGTTGGTGATTTCCACGATACAGTAGACCAATTTGCTGATAAGCAGGTCCATCAACATTACGACACAGGCAAAACAAATATCTTTACAATACCAAACGTAGAGATTGGTAAGAAATATGAATTTGTAATTCGTGGTAGAGATATTCGTAATGCACTTTCTGAAAAGGCTAGAGCCCCTATCACATATTATTATGTATCTGAACAAACTCATGTACCAGAAGCTCCATATGAAGCGACTGTTGTATTTGATAAACGTGGTGCTTATTGGTCGTGGAAACAAAGACCACAAAATGATTATCAATGGACAGAGCTCCGTTTAGATGAGCATGTAGGTGAGTTACATAATAGATTAGATTTAACTACTGATTGGCACTCTACTGCTAAACCATATGCACGTGTTGGCACTGGTTATATCTACAATAAAGGTGTTGGTAATTCGTATTCAGTACCTGCTACTGTAAATTACAGTAAGGCTGTACCTGCCAAGCCAACACAGTTAGTAGTTAAACCAGTAATTGAAGGTCTTAATATTACATTTGCTAGTATTCCAGAAGATTGTACAGGAGCTATTGTCTATGTTAATAATGAAGAAAACTTTGTGGTGGACAACAGTCTTAATTACCTCTGTTCTACTGGCACTTACACTGTTAAGGTTTGTTACGTTGATATTTTTGGTAATGGCGAAATGTCTGACCCAGTAACTATTAGTACTGTTGAAGAAATACCAATTGAAATGCTTAATAAAGAAAAGTTAGGTATTAATGCCATCAATCAAGGTATCACAGATATTAATAATGCTCGTAAGGAGATTGATAAGAAGATTGGTGGATTACAAACATCACTAACTTCTATGAATGGTGTCATTGATGCCAAGGTCAAAGACGCTAAGGATACTGCTGAAAGTAGATTGACAGCTACTGCAAAGGCGATTAACTCTACTGTATCGAATAACTTTAACAACTTACAAACTAGCATCACGCAAGTAGCTAATAGTATTGAGGTTAAAGTTAAAGCAGGCGTTGATAAACTAACTGGTCAAGAGATTGTATCTCGTATTAATCTAGCCCCTGATACTGTTAGTATCTCTGGTAAATATATTCATATTACTGGTCAGACCGTATTTGATAATGGTGTTATCGTAACTAAACATATTGGTGACAATGCTGTTGTAGGTACTAAGATTGCTGATGGTGCGATTAGTACAGATAAGTTGGTAGCTAATGCCGTTACTGGTAATAAGATTGCCGCTAATGCCATTACCGCCGATAAGATTAAAGCTGGCGAGATTAAGTCAAGCCATATAGCTGCTAATAGTATTGAGGGCACAAAAATCATTACCAATACACTAGATGGCTCTGCTATTAAGACTGGAACTTTAGTTGGTGACAAAATTGCAGCTAACACAATTAGTGGTGATAAAATCCAAGCAGGTGCGATTAATACCAACAAACTTAAAGCAGGTGCTGTTGATGCCACGAAACTGAACGTATCTACATTATCTTCTATTACAGCTAGAATAGGAACATTAAAAACTGCCGACACTGGTGCAAGAGTAGAAATTAAAGATAATTTAATACAAGTGTTTGATGAGAAAAATAGGTTAAGGGTTAGAATGGGGGTTTGGAATTAATGCCACAAGGATTACAAACATTTTCCGAAAATGGCTCTTTAATGATTGATGTATCTAGTAGAATACAAAAATATCTTGGAGTTGTAAATTGTCCAGAAAACATGAATTCTGGTACTGTGCAAAATAAATATTTAGAGGAGGGTGATTTATGGTATCTAATATTACCAGACTCATATCCAGAATTAAGATTAGAGGGAAACAAACAATTCACTTATTCCGTTCCTACTGTGACAAAAAATGGCGACAAATTGCAATGGTCCTTCTCTCAAAGCCACGTTGGGTGCCGAATTTTATACGGGGTTTTCTAATGAAGTACTTTGAGGTAAATAACGATAACAACCATTTACAAGTTGATGACACCTATATGAACTTGTATATGACACGTAAAATTAAACTTAATGATACGTCTGGTAGTATACAATTTCAAAGTAATGAAATAATGGCGGCTATTGGTAATGGAACCAACTCCATTAATGGATACTGTTCTAACTCTAGCGACCATTGTGATTATTATATAGATAACGCACAAAATGCTTACATTTATATCTTCGCAAGTACTCCACAATCCTCCTCGACTTCTGGTATGCAAATCTTTAATGAGTCTGGAGCTTTAGTGTTTGACTCCAATCAAAAACAAGCCAAGGTTATCGCCGTCGGTACCAATAGCGGAACTGTTATTGGTAGTAACATAGCAATAGCATCTGGTGGATTGACTAAAATTTCAGATTTAACTACAAAAACACGCCCATTTGTTGAGCCTCAACAAAAGTATGAAAAGGTTATGGAAAACGACTGGGTTGAAGAAGAATACACAATTATGGAAGGTAAAATGGTAGACGGTGTATATACTTATGTCCCCGTGAAAAAAACTAGACGGGTTTGGAAGCCAGTTGAAAAATGGAAGTGGGGTACATATTATTATGGTGTCATTAACGGTCAAGATGTTTACCACACATATACACATAATGTCTATATTAATGGTGGTATTATATCGACTAAACAGTTTAAAGAAGAAACAAAAGAAGGAGAGTGGCGTGAAATTTATCGTAATTTTTGGGGTACGCAAAATTACGGCACAGCATGGTCAGACGCACTCGTTGGACAATATCACGCCCATCGAAATAATAGTAGTGGTGTAATATCCGCATATAGTTATGTAGTATTAGATGTAAATGGTCTTTAATGGAGGTTAAATGATTGAAATAATGCTGCCACCACCAAGGGATAGCATTCTTTCCTACTTATATCAAAGTACACCAGATAATGCTGTGTACGATATTATTTTCTGTATTTTAGCC